ATGGGTGTTCCATTTGTTGAAGCGGATTTGGGTGGCTGGGATAATCATGCTGGTATTTTTGCCACACTGGAAAATCAAAAACTTCCTGAACTAGATAAGGCTATGAGTGCTTTAGTAGAAGATTTAAATGATCGTGGACTACTACAAGATACTGCTATTATTTGGATGGGAGATTTGGTCGTACCCCAAATATTAATGGTAATGGTGGTAGAGATCATTGGGCAAGAAGTTGGAGTGTTGTTGTTGGTGGAGCAGGATTTAAGGGTGGTGTTGTTGTTGGGGCCACAAATGAAGATGGAAAAGAAATAATTACAGAACCATACTCTTCGCAAGATTTAATGGCCAGTGTTTTGAGTAGTTTAGGAATATCTCTTGAAACTACTTTTACCTCAAAAAATGGGCGTCCAATGAAGATAGCAAATTCTGGTAAAGTTATTAAAGAATTATTCTAAAATAGTGTATTATTAATAAGCCATTTTTAAGGAGGGCTTATTATGTTAACACTCAAAAGACTCCTAGTAATTATACTATTAAGTTTATATTCATTATCTTATGGTGGAACTATTGATCCAAATATATCTGATCAAAAATATTTAGATTTTGGTTCACAGTTTTACTGTGTTGTTAAATTATGTGGAACTTATGAAGATGGTTCTGCATTTTGTGCGTCGGGTGTTATTGATAGAAAAACATTTTATATTAACAGCGGCTCATGTTGTTGATAAATACAAAACTTGTTATGCTAAAATTGGAGACAAACAATTTGTATTGACAGATGTTATATCTCACAAAGATTTTGGTGGTGAATTTGGTACTGGCGATATAGCAATAGGATATTGTAAAAAAGGTTTTGATCTTGAACATTTTCCTCCACTATATGAACAAGAAGATGAAACAGGAAAAGTCGCATCTATAGCAGGATGGGGATTAACTGGAAATTTTAATACTGGTATATTTAAATCAGATAATAAATTAAGAGCAGGGTCTAATATTGTTGATGGTGTGGATAAAGATATGTTGATATGCTCTCCTTCTAAATATGGCAGTAAAGATCATACAGTATTGGAATATATGATAGGTAGTGGAGATAGTGGTGGTGGACTATTTATAGACGGTAAATTAGCAGGAATAAATTCTTGTGTTATGGCTGTTGGAAGATCACCAATATCAAAATATGGAGAAGAATCTGGTCATACGAGAGTATCTAGATTTATAGATTGGATTGAAAGATCTAAATTAAAATTAAGAGATAAAAAGTAAAAATTTCTGATTAAAGAAAAAACGTAGGATTGTCGATACTTGACAAAGCGATTGCTGTGCTGTATACTACAGCGAACACAGGAGACTATTTGGATGACTCACGATTTTAATTATGTTTGGAATATGGTGACTGCACTTAGAACTACAAGCAGCACAAAAGATAAAGAAGATCTTATTAAGATTAACTGCGAGTTTTTAGTAATTCTTCAGCACAATTTGCTAAAAAGATTCTTCTCTATACTTATCATCCATTGTGGCAATATAATATTACTAGCGACAATTTAAAGAAGAAAATCATCTCGTTGCACGAAAGAATGAATATAAAAATTTCTTTACTTTGCTGGATGATCTAAAGAGTCGCAAAATTACTGGGCATGATGCTATTGCTGCTGTAAATAGTTTTATTGAGCATCATTCTGAATATGAAGAACTTATTCATTGTGTAATTGATAAAGATTTGAAAACCCGTGCTGGTGACAAGATTATCAACAAAGCAATTCCTGACCATATTCCAGAGTTTAGTGTTGCTCTGGCAGATAAATATGAGCCTAAACTTGTAGATTGGAAGGATGGGTGGTATGTTAGCAGAAAGATTGATGGTGCTAGATGTGTTGCTATTGTTGATAGTAATGGTGATGCTACCTTCTATTCCCGCACAGGAAAAGAATTTGATACTCTTGATGTCGTTAGGGGCGGTATTAAGGCTCTTAACATTACTAATGTAGTATTTGATGGTGAACTTTGTCTTGTTGATGATGAAGGTAATGAAGATTTTCAGGGAATTATGAAACAACTCAAGAAGAAGGATCATACTATTCCGAATCCATCTTTTAAGATTTTTGATATGCTGACTACATGATGAATTTTATAGCAAGAATGGAGAGAAGAATCGTCCATATTCTATTCGCTACAATAACTTGCGAGAAGTAATGAGAGATAATACTTGTGCTTGTCTTAGTGTGCTTGGTCAAGAACTTATTAAAGATGATGAGCATTTTGCTGAGTGGACAAAAAGAGGTCATGATTATGGTTGGGAAGGCGTTATGCTACGAGCAGATGAGCCCTATAAAGGTAAGCGAAGCAAAGACCTCCTAAAAGTTAAAAAGTTTTTTGATGACGAATATGAGGTAATCGATACTGAAATGGGGCCATTTCGTTATGTTCTTAATGGTAAAGAGCATGAAGAAACTATGCTATCTTGTGTGATGATTAAGCATAAAGGATATACTGTACGAGTTGGTAGCGGTTTCACTATCGAACAACGGCAGGAGTTTTATCAGAATCCTAAGAAGATTCTTGGTAAAATTATTCAAGTACAGTATTTTGAAGAGACAAAGAACCAGGATGAAAGATTAAGCCTTCGCTTCCCGACCTTTAAGTATCTATATGGAGAAGCAAGAGACATTTAATTATTTTTCCAATCTAATCTTGCACCCTTTTCTCTATTTTTACTAGATTCTAGGGGTTGAAGATTAGAGTAATGACATAATTTTCTGAGTTTTTTCTGATCTTTGGCAGAGGCTAACGGTATTATATGATCTATCTCCCAGTAAGATCCATGATTATTCCAAGACATTTTTTCGGTGAATTGATTTTCTAAATGTTTACGAACTTCTTCAATAGAACAACCTAAAATATCTCGGCTTTTTTTCTGTTTTTCTTATAAATGCTTTACTTATTCTAGATCTTAATATATGTCTTAATTTATACAAAGTATCGTTTTTCATTCTATATTGATGTATCTCTCTCATTCTTTTTTCTTTCTGGTCTTTGACGATATTCTATACTTTTTTTGAGTAATTTTGTTTTATTTTTACGATAATATTTTTGCCCCCTCCTCTTTTAATTTTTCTGGATAATCCTGCCTCCTCTGCTTAACTCTTTCTTTTATTTTATTACTATTATTTTTTGTATCTTTTTTGATCTTTAGATTTCTGACATATTTTACAATATGGATGAAGTCCGTACTTATAGTTTTGCTTTTATGAAAATTTTTACTATTAGCAATTTTATATTCACCACATGCACTACATTGTTTTTTCATATGAAATCCTCTTTAATAGACCATATTATATAATACACTTCAAAAAGTTTTAGATTCCTCACACTAAAGAAACGGGTCTTGACAAACCGATACCCCTAGTGTAGAATCGTTGCATACCCATTGGAGATAATTATGATTGTTGAGAACACAGTAATTCAGATTCAAAATACCACTCTTGATAAGACCAAGGCTGATATTTTTTTGCTACTTTTCCTAGAGAGAAGGTAGTTTCATACAAGGAATATTGGGAAAGTGTACGTCCACAAAATGTTGAGGATATTTTTCGTCGCTATTTGTTTGCCTATATACAAGCGTTCATACTACTTGGCAGGGTAATGTTAAAGGCTACGATGCTATCAAGAATTTTGACGAGTGGATTGATGATGAAAATATTCTGAAAGAAAAATTGCACAAGAGTGGTGTTGGTCTACACAATAATCGCACAAAGTATATTTGGGATTTTGCCACAAAGTTTTGGGATAATCCAAAAGACTTTTATTTTACAACCAAGAAGGGTCATGTTAAGAAGCGTGATGAAATTGTGAATAAGATTAATGGTATCGGTTTGGCTAAGGTTAGTTTTGCCCTTGGAAATGATTCATCCTAACGAGGCTAGAGCATTGTGCTTGGATGTTCATCATGCTTAGACTTTACGATATGGAGCATTTGAAGTATAATAAAAGTAAGATTGGATCAGCCACTTACAAGAAAGCGGAGCGTCATTGGATGATTAATTGTGGAAAGAATAATATTCCATCTTATATTGCTCGGTCTATTTATTGGGATAGTCTTCAAAAGAAAGATGATAGCCGATACTGGTCATTTGTATTGGAGTCATAAATATGAGCCAAAACGGTAAAGGAGATTCTCCTAGAAAAAAAGGAGTGTCTTGGAAAGTTTGGGATAAAAATTATGAAAAAATCTTTGGCAAGAGAAAACAAAAAATTCAAGTTGGCCTGTTGACAAGCCGATAAAGCATGATAGAATAGATGAGTCGAGGCAAGAGGATCAGTCGCGTGACTGAATTGCTAAGACGGTTGGTGTTTTAAGATTTGGAGGTTGATTATGGCTGAAGTTAGTAATGTTGAGAAGCAGAGTCGTGTTCGTTGCAGCGATGAGGCAGTTTCTTGAGGCTGTTTTTAGCAGCAAGACTTATGCTGAGATTGCTAGCTAAGACTGGTCAGAAGGTTGCAAGTACAGCGGCTCGTTACGCTCGCGTAAAGGCCGATCTGGCTAAGAAGGTGAGTGAACTGCCCGCTATGGAACGTGCGAAGCCTGCTAAGACGGTTGATAACGTCGAGGCTATGGCTGAAGTTGTTCGTCGCCTCAAGGCCCATACAAACGGCTGAGAACGATCGTTTAAAACAATGGTAGTCGGCTACAACAGTTATAAATGATTGAGGCACACACAGATTAATCAACCTCAAATCTACTGATTGTTGTAGTCGATTACTTATGCGCCCATGGTGACCAACTGGCAGACATCAACGGACTTTTTGTTAAATTGGAGTGCTTAAAGGAGAAATCTTTAAAGTAGAACCTGTCAAATTCGGTGAAGGCTTAACTGCTAATACCGAGCCAAGCATAGAAATATGAAGGTGTAGAGACTTGACGGCAGGAACCTAAAACGAAAGTTATGGTTAAGGTAAAGTCCAGACCACAAACAGAAATGGTAGTGAAAACTATAGTGGTACGAAAATCCGTTTACAGTGTGGGTTCGAATCCCACTGCTCCTATTTATTTTTCCACGATAATTATCAGTTAGTGCATGACAGTTTGGACACAATAAAGTCAAGATTAGAAAGATTATTGTTTTAATTATCTCCGTCTATATGATGCAACTCTAAAGGTATTAAGTTTATTGAGCCATGTTTTCTGTAAACAGTTATAGCACTTATGCTCAAATATTTTATCATTCAGTAATCTTCTTTTTGAATTTCCAACTTTGTATGGTTTGCTTATTAGACAGATAATCATTTATAGATCTTTTGGGGCCTAGTTTTTGACCTTTATTCCATCCCTGTAAAGTAAAATGAGAAATGTCGATATTATGCAACTCGATGTGTTTTTTAAGACAAGCGTAATTTCCACCAGCAGGGACTATTCCTATCTTATCTAAGCATTGTCTATAACTATAAGATTCAGCACAAATTTTGGATAATATTTCTTTTGTATAATGATTTTTTACATTCATGATATCTCTTGACTCCTTATGCGGTAAACGATACAATACATATACACTAAAACCTTTGAAGAACAAGGAAAAATAATGAGCAAAAAACTCTCTAAATTTTTATAATATTGGAACCAAAGTTAAACTGACTGATGATGTTTACGGCACAATTATTGCTGTTAGTATCGGCCCTAATCATTCAATTACCTATAAATGTGCATGGTGGAATGGTCGGTCATATTGCACTGAAACCTTTAACGCCTCTGATATAGAGAATATTGTTACCACAGAAAAAACTCGTATAGGCTTTGTCTGAAATGAACGAACACGCTGATCCTATTGAATTTCTTATTGAATTTGCTTGGGCAAATGGTGCTGATCGTTTTGTTGTTAACAATGCTAAAGATCAACTGCATAAATTAAAAGAAGATAGTAGTGATTCTAAGCGATGGTTTGGTTGCGAACAAGAATTAGCCAAACTAAAACAAGAATACAATAAATTGCTATCAATTTTTGATCGTCCTGTTGCATATGGTCTAATTAATGATAGGCACGATTTATATGCTCTTAGACTTATGGATAATCCTCATAACGATGATGAGAAAGTTGTACCTTTATATTCTAACAGAGAAGAATTTTTAAAACAAGATTGGAAGGGATACAATCATTATGGTAAGTTTACCAAATAAATTTTATAGAGGTGTGGTTCATAGTCCAAGTGATTTTAAACACCCTAATTTTAGATTCATTCTTGTTGATACAGTAAAAGAGGTTCAGGATGATAATGGTGAATGGTACTTGGATATTTTTCATGACGCTACAGATTTTCTGATGCACGATCATACTTTGGGAGATGTTTTTTATGGGGTATATGGATCATACTGGATAGATATTCCAAAAGGCCCAATTAAACTATGTGAAACATCAGACCTAAACGAAGCAATCCATGTTGCTCAAGAAATTATGGGATCAATAATCATTGATAGAACATATGATTAATCACGACTATCTCATAGATTATAGTGATTGGTTTGATGAGGGCGGATATTGTCAAGTTTATCCTATAAAAGATAAAAAAGATCTAATATTTAAAGAATTTCGCAATAAGAAGAAAGCACAAGAGTCTTACAGGTATCATAAAAAATTAGTAAAATATGATCTTGCACCAAAAATATATAGTAAAATATGTAAATTAGAATTTGCTCCAGAACAAGATATGTATGAACTAGATCCTAGTGATTGGGGATATGTAACTGAATTAGCAAAAACATTCAAACCTCGTACAAAAATTACTATGGCTGATATTCAGCATTTAGTTGATGATATTTATGATAAAACTGGCTTAAAGTTTTGGGATTGTCATTGGTTTAATGTTGGAGTAGTAAAAAGAGGAAAAAAGAAAAAAATTGTTTGTATAGATACTGGTAAAGAAAGTTTTGATGGAGATAGTAATGCTTGGGGTAATCAGACCCAGGCCCAAAATGCTCTTATTGTAAAAAGTATATGTGTGATTGTATCGATTAGGTGTATAATTTAGTGAGATAATATTTCCTTAAATAAGGAGAATGTAATGTCAAAAGATTTTGATGATATCATTAAAAAAATCAATCAATCAGATAAATTATTCTTTAGGGACGTTACTAATCTGGAAAAGATCATGAAAAGATTCTAAAAGAAATATCCGATGTAAAAAAACAAGTAAAAGATATTTCGTTCAAAGTTGATATGATGCTAGAAATATTAAATAATTTTACTATAATGCTAGCAGAAGATGACGAGGATTTAGAAGATAACTATACTATCGAAGACGAAGAAAACTGGGCGTCAAAAGAAGATGATTTTTGGGAAAATGACGATGAGACATAATCATGGCTAGTTTAGCACTCGTGGTATCTATTATATTTTTGATTGTACTATTAATAGGACCATTTACTTATTTGCTAGCAAGATTAGGATTGCCAAAATTTATTGTATATTTTTAGTACGCTATCATTAGTTTCTGGATTATGGTTTCTAACAATAGGACTACCAGTATGGTATGTTGGATTATTACCAATTTATTGTTCCTATATTAGCATAAATAGAATAAATAAACATGGACGAGATACAAATATTTAAACTTAATATTGCTATTCTAATTTTTAGCACCTACTTTATTTTGGATATGTTCTATGCTTATTATATTCTTTGCATAGAATCTCGACAAAATCTAATGTCTTCTTTTATGGCAGGAATGATAACCTCGTTATCAGCATTTGGCGTTGTGAGTTTTAGCCAAAATATGTTATATATTATTCCATTATTTTTAGGAGCGTTTGCTGGAACTTATTGTACAATGAAGTTAAAAAGAAATCTTGCAATCCAGAAAGCGTAGAGTTGACAACGCGGATTGACGATGTATACTTGGAGCATCACACAGGAAACCTTGGAGAACAAACATGAAACTTGCGGATCGAACGGTTGAGGTTCATAGTGCTGGTATTAGTGCGTCGAATCAGTTTACGATTGCACAGACCAGTAAAATGTTTAAGATTTTGTCGGACTCTCTTTATTCCGACAAGGTAATGGCGGTTATTCGTGAACTTGCCACTAATGCTTATGATAGTCACATTAGTGCTGGCAATAAGAATCCCTTTCTTGGTAAAGTTGCCTACTGCTGCTGATCCTAATTTTACCGTGCGTGATTATGGTACGGGTCTTAGCCAAAAGGATATGGAGCATCTGTATACAACGTATGGTGCTAGTAACAAGAATGATAGCAACGATTTTGTTGGTTGTCTTGGTCTAGGTAGTAAGAGTCCGTTTGCTTATACCAAGAGTTTTACCACCAACGTCTTATTTTAACGGTACGCAGTATACCTATATTGCGGCTATTGATGATGCTGGTGTGCCTACTCTGAATCTTATTCACAGCACAGAAACCAGTGAACCTAATGGTCTAGAGATTAGTTTTGCTGTTAAGCAATATGATTTCACAGAGTTTAGTCAGAAGGCTATTAGGGTTTTTCATTATTTTAAGATGAAGCCTATTATCTCTGGTGGTGTTAATTACGATTTCACCAAGGAATATAGTCAACGTAATGTTGTGATTGATGGTGACGGGTGGCGTGTTTGCCGACTCAATAATGATAATAATAAGTTCCCAAGTCATTATCATCGTATTCAAAGCGGTGTTGTTGCTATTGATGGGTAATGTCGCGTACCCTGTTGAAGTGTCTCATCTTATTGGTGAGGAAAAGCCGAAACTCCAGGACCATATTGCCAAGTGGAATAGAGCCTTCAATAAGGCCGATATTGCTTCGTGGAAGGCTTTTGTTGGTGAGATTATTAATCAGGGTCTTTATCTTGAACTTGAGTTTAAGATTGGCGAACTTGAAATGGATGTTTCGAGAGGGTCTACAGTATACCAAGAATGTGGTCAAGACTCTGCGTGAAAAGACCCAGGATATTTTCTTGGAACTGAAGGAAGAATTTTAGCGACAAGATTGCTACTGCTAAACCAAGATAGAAGCAATCACCACTTATTATCAAATGAATGATCTTGCTGGTGGTTGAGAGGTTGTTGGTGCTAGTTGGACTGATTCTTCTGGTAAAACTCACAATATTTCTAGCGGTCAAGATATTGAGTATAAGCTCAAGAAGGATGAAAACCTGTATGTGTTCAATTATAGAACCGCTGGTTATCGTTCTCGTCGCTTGGTTTATATGACAGACCGAATTCATCATGATACTCTTACTGGTAAGGGATACTCTTACTGGAATAGTAATAAAAAAAGAATGGGCAAATGGTTTTCTTCTGGTGCGATATCGGTGCTACCGAAACCGCAAAGAAGATTGTTACTGAGATACTGCAATCAGTATGATTGTTTTGCTTATCTTCTTGTTAATGCTAACGATCATACAGATGTGAAGAATAATTTCTCCACTCTTGTTACAGATGTTGGCGACCAGAATATTCTTAATGTATCAGACTATCGTGATCTTATTAAGACTACTCCTAAAACCAGAGGAAGTAAAGGGTAGCAAGGGTAGTGTTAGTGACCAAGAAATTTTCTTGATCTTTGGAGATCAGACGAATACTAGTCCTCTTAGTTATGATTACAATGATGCTGCGTATATGCGTAGTCTAAGTACTGATCGCCTAGAAGAACTAGAGGACGAGGATGAGATTGTGTACGTTCCTATTCTCAGGTACGGTACTGCTAACGGATCAGTATCCTCAAATTAATAAATTGTATGGTCTCAAAGACTTTTGAAAAGCATAAAGTTCTTGATGGCACTAATATCTACGCTAATAAGAGTGGTGTTGTGGATCGTTTAACTAAGGATGGGTACAACCTTGTGGATTTTAACACTTAGTTCCAAGACTCGCCTAAAGAAACTGAACGATACAAAGTTTAAGGATATTTATCAATTCAATGATCTTGTGGAACAGTGCAAGACCGAATACAATAGCGACGATAAGATGAACGCATCTTATGGAAATGGTTATATCGATAGACAGTTTCTATTCCATATAATTAATGTTTTCGGATTGGATTATAGTAAATTTATCAACAATGATAAGATAGTTAAAACGCTTGATAGTCTGATGCTAATTGAATTTTTTGCGGACACTATTCATCGTAGCGATTTTGATATTCGCAAACTCAAGAAGGATGAGTATTATGGTCACATGACCAAAATTCTTAATGAGTTTGGTATCAACGGACTTGATAGTGCAAAGATCAAGGATTCTAATGTGATCTACAACACAATCAACAGAATTATTGATGAATTGTATTCTGATGATTCATCAAAGGTCTACAAGAAAATCTTTAAGAAAGCAGAATCAGACGCGGACTATTCCGCACCAAGAATGTCTGTGTTGAGGCAAACTATTAAAGTTGCTCTTGACAACAATCCGATGTTCAAATATATTATGTGTGTGCGTCCAGTAAGCGGAAATCTGAGAGAATTAACTCACAGTGATCCTCTCAAGCAACTGGATGAAAACAAAGGCTACTATTATCGTTCAAGTAATAGTTGGTATAATACTTTGAATGATACGGATAATTTTAAGGTTCAGTTCGGTCAAATTATTGGTTGATTTCACAGGAAACAAAGGAGAAAAAATGAGTGTTCCGTTTATGTGGGTTGATGGTAATCTTACGCTTGTTCTTAACAACAGAACGTATCAAGTTTTACCGGATCATATTAATTACAAGATGATTCTTGAGGCTTTGCCAACAGCAAGTGCCGATGAACTCTTGAATATTGTTGATGTACAGAAGGCTGTTGCTACTTTTAGTGATGGTCTTGTGGAGATTAAGAATGGTCAGGTTATGTATGAGGGCGAGGTTGTTCATGGTAGTATCAGCAAGCGTATTCTAGAGTTTATGAGCAAGGGTCTACCCTTCTATCCTCTGGTTAATTTTCTTCATAATCTTATGGAGAATCCTAGTATGCAGAGCCAAAAGGAACTATATGATTTCCTTGAGCATGAGCATCTGCCTATTACTGAGGATGGTTGTTTCTTGGCTTATAAGGCAGTCCGATCTGATTATAAGGACAAGTATCGTGGAGTATTCGACAACAGTGTTGGTAATGTTTGCAAGATGACACGATCTAAGGTAGACGATGATCGTGGTCGTGGTTGTTCAAACGGACTTCATGCTGGTGCGTTGAATTATGTTGCTAGTTATGGTAGTCTGGAAAATGGTGATAAGATTGTTATTGTTAAGATTAATCCCAAGGACGTTGTGAGTGTTCCAACCGATTGTAACTGCGAGAAACTTCGCACATGCGAATATCTTGTTGTTGGTGAATATCAAGGAGAACTTCTCAAGCCATTGTATTCAGCCGAATTCTCAGAAGATGAGTATGCTGATTATGATGACGAGGATGAAGATTATGATATTCGTGATGATTACTGGGATCAGTTTGATGATGAGGATGAAGATGATTATGAGGACGAGGACGATTACGACAACTCGTATCCTGGCTGATTAAAAGAATAAGTGGAGTCTGGTGACTAAGATTTATAGCCTCTGGTATCGAATGATTCACACGCTATATGAGAGAGGTTCGATTCCTCTCCCGCTATTTTATATTGCATATGGTGGTAGAGGTTGCCACCCCAATATAGGTTTGTAGAAGAAATAGGTACTAAAATGTTTAGCGATAATCTTGGATTTAATCCGTTTGATAAGAATAACAGCAATTCTGGAAAGAGACACGTTAATTCGTGGAACAGACTACAGCAACAATTTTTAGACTCATTCAATCAAACACATATTTACTGCTATAATGGTAATCCTCGTAAAAAGATTAGTAGTATGAATCATACTAGCGATCTTAGCGAGGCTGTTGAGGACTAACACAGATAAGGGTGCTGACGTTTACTTTTATGTAAATGGTGGTCGCAAACTGTACGCTATCAAGCAGTTTACCTGTTGCTTCTGCGATATGGATGCTGGTCGAGACAATGAGGGTAAATATTTTAAGCCTAGTGTTGTAATGCAGCATAAGAAGCGATTTCTTGAAAAGATCAACAACTTTGCAGTTAAGCCTAGTTGGGTAGTTGATACTCGTAACGGATATCAGTGCTACTGGATTTTTGATGACAATTCTAGACAAATTGTTGGTAAAAATAAGACATATTGGAATGGCTTACAGAAGAAACTGGTAAATTACTTTGATGGAGATCCACGAGCGATCAAGGCCAATCAGATTTATCGTGTTCCGTATACTTGGTGGCGTAAGGGGTGGGAAAAGAAGGCTCCTTACTTTACTAGTATTCTGCCAGGATCAACTGGTCAATCAATTAATGTTGCGGATTTGCAGTCTGCTCTTACTGGTCAAAGCACCAATGTTGTTATTGATCCATCTAAGTGCAGTGACGAATGGTATAAGGGTTATGCTAAAGCATACAAAAATGCTGATGCTAATAATCTTCCGGTTCCTGCCGATACTGCCAAACAGATTCTACAGCAACTAATGAATGATCCCCACAACAAGTCATACAATAGCGATTCGTATGATGATGATGCGGACTCAGTTCCGCAAAAAACTTATGGCGATCCCGCAGTGGTTCAACCAGCGTCTTGTGGAGGAGGGTGTTTAAATCTGAGCGGTCAGCAGACCAAACTTTTAAAAACGGTCGTGGAGTACCTCAATCAAGCGTCCACAGCGTTGTATTTCAGCAACAATCGGTTCCTTAGTAGTGCGGCCAAAGACCTTGCTGCCCAACTTGGCGACCAATTTTGTGTGGGGTGAAATGTGCATAATCCATATGATGATGAAGATGAACATGATGATGAAGACGATTACAATTATGATCATCCTTCATTAAATCCTTATCAATATTTTTCAAGTTTGATATTGGCCCAAATACACCACTATCAGAATGGATTAATAATATTATCGATGATATCATAAACAAAGAAATAAATAATGTTCCCGGTTTTCCTGTGAAAAAGTTTCCTGTGAATAGTTGGAATCCCAATGCTGGAGGCAATAGTCTCCAGTATTTGGGGTCCAATTATCAAGGTTCTCCAATATGGAAAAAACAATATTTTGCATTTGACCCAATCAATACAGAGTATAAAATGCATATACAAGCACACGCTGCACATTTCATTAACCAACCAATCTATTATAAAGGACTATTTGATATTCTCAACTAGATGAATATATGGATGATCAATGGTATGTTATTACTAAATTAGATGAATTTACAGACAAAGCACGAGCAATAGTCTACAATAATTTTGGTGTTTGGCAAAATAAGGATCAACTAGATGTTCTTATAGACGATGTAAAAGAAAACGAACAAGAAGAACTAAATAATATACTTTCTCATCAAGAATCACTAGTTATAGTCAAAGGAATAATAAAAAAAGAAAGAAATAAAAAATCAAATAAAATAAGATATATAGTAAATGATAAACTTTTTGCGGATATTATTTATACGCTTAATGATAGAATGGTAAGCAATATTGTTGCGGGACTTGTGAAAAAAGGAATAGTAGAATCAGCATATGATAGTGAAGCAAACGATTTTGTATTTTGGATAAAAGATAATCAAAAAGAACAAGAAAAACCAGAAACCGACTAATTGGAGTTAAAATGTCAAATAAGATTAGACCAACAACTTTTGATGAAATTATTGGACAAAACGATGTTATCTCTAGACTCAAGGTATCAATAGCAGGAGCAAAAAGACGAAGAGACAGTACTTTCTCACGTTTTAATAGACGGACCTCCTGGCCTTGGTAAAACAACAATAGCCAGTGCTATTGCATCTGAATTAAATGTAAATCTTATATACCGCTAATGCCGCTAACTTACGAAGCGTTAAAAGTGTTTTGCCATATCTTCTTAGAATGACAAAGCGATCAGTTCTTTTCATTGATGAGATTCATAGACTTCCTAAAATAGTAGAAGAATTTTTATATCCTGTTATGGAAGACTTTGTTGTAAATATAGTGTTAGAAACAGAGCCAGAGGAAGTTGAGATTCCAGCATTTACTTTAGTTGGAGCAACAACTAGTGGTGGCAGTTTGAGCCAACCATTTTATGATCAGTTTTCAAATTAAAGAACATTTATGTTTTTATAGTGATGATGATTTAGCTAAACTAGCAGGATTGAATTCGGACAAGTTGGGAATAGTCATAGACCACAAAGACCTTTTGGAAATTGCTAAAGAAGCAAAGGAACTCCAAGAATTTTAAATGCTAGGCTGCAATGGTATAAAAATTATAAACTATGCAACCCAAGCGAAACTAATATAGATAAAATTTTTGAAGTACAGGGTATTGATGAATTGGGGCTGGATATCTATGATAGGATGTATATTGATGTTCTTAAAAATCAAAAGGATCTCCACTAGGACTTAAATCTATTTCATCAATAACTGGAATTGCGATAGAAACTATAGAGAATAGTATTGAACCATACCTTGTAAGAAAAGGATTCATTCACAGAACTTCAAAAGGAAGGGTTATTGGTTCTATATGAAAAAGTATATTTTTCTGTTATTCATAATATCTGCATTACTTTCAGTCGTATATGGTCATCCTCCAATATTTGTAAACAGTCTTGATGATGCCATAACACTTCAAAAACAAATTGATCATGATATATTATTGATATTTAGCTCAAAAACTTGTTCATTTTGTCAAAATCTTCAAGATGATTTACCGTCTATGAATTTAGAAAATAAAATTATTTGTGTGATTGATATTGATAATGATAAAATACTTAAAAAACAATATAGAGTATCAATAATACCTGACACAAGAATAATTTCTGATGGTATAGAAAAGAAAAAATTAGTCGGCTATAAAGATAAGCAAACATTTATAGATAAAATACAGTAAAGTAATGTTTGGTTTATTTAAACTTAGGTATGCAGCAAGATCGGGCAAATGGCCCAAAATAAGAAAGCAACATTTAGAAGAAAATCCAACTTGTGCTGCTTGTGGTCGATCAAAAGTTTAGAGGTTCATCACATAGAACCTGTGCATCTTAATCCGGACAGAGAATTAGATCCAAGCAATTTGATTACATTATGCTCTGATCCTTGTCATATTGTATTTGGTCACTTTATGGACTACAAAAGCTGGAATATTAATGTAGTAAAGGATTGTAGTGTATACTATAATAAGTGTACACTCAAACCTAAAAATAGTGGCTAATGACAGAAAATTTAATCTATCATATACTAGTATATATCAATATAGTTAGCATAATTATAGGATATATTTTAGGAAAATTTTTAGCAATAACGCTGGTTATAATAATCAGAATTATTCTATCAAAACAAATAATAATAAAACCTTGGAAAAAAGGTTGGATCGATTAATATAGATGATAAGAAATATGTTGTTGCTATAGACACTAAGGGTATTGAGAAAAATTTGATACTCTTGGAGAAACAAAAAAAGTCAAGAAAATATCTGTAACTCTGTCGATAAACTTAAGAATATAAAAAATAATTAATGAAAATTTGTGGCATTTATCAAATAATAAATATTATAGATAATAAAAAATATATAGGTCAATCTATAAATATTAAAAGAAGATGGACAGAACATAAAAGAGATCTTAAAAAAAATAAACATAAAAATCTTTTGCTACAGAGAGCCTGGAACAAATATGGTTGTGAATCTTTTAAGTTTGAAATACTTGTGATTTGTAATAAAAAACAACTAAAACAAAAAGAAAAAGAAACAGTAGAAAAAATTTTAGAAACTAAAAGATATAATATTCTTAAAAACTATGATTCTTTGGCAGGAAGCAACAATCCATTTTATGGAAAAACCCACACAAAATCAGTCAAAGAAAAACTGTCTAAATTAGCAAAAAATAGAACTGGTTTTAAGAACGGAAACTATGGTAATAAATACTCAAATATAACTAAAATAAAAGCTGGACATAATAAAAAAACAAAACTCACAAATGATCAGGTTATTAAAATCATAAAAATGAAGAACATAACACACCAAAAAATAGCCGATATATATGGTGTATCTAGAACTATGATAACCAGAATTAAAAATGGGACGAGGTGGGGATTAATTACAAATATCAATAAGGGAGAATAATTATGGCCGGATTAGATGTTGGTACGAGTTTTATAGTATTATCTACAGAAAAAAATGGTAATATAGAATATAAAGATTTCCGTGATGCTTTTTATGTAATCAAACCAACAACTCCTGTTGCCACAAAGATGATAGAGAAGGGATTAAATGGAAAAGTATTTATAAAAGATAGCGATGGTTCATTTATTATTTTAGGAAAAGATGCTATAGAAAAAGCAGTGGAAAGAAATGATACAGCAAAAAGGCCCATGTATAGGGGCGTTGTTTCTGCTAAAGAAAAAGACGCAAAAGAATTCTAGCCTTTATTCTTAAAGAAGTTGCTGGAACAGCATCGGAAGAAGGAGAAAAATTAGTATTTTGCGTACCAGCACAACCAGTAGATCAAGAGGATGAAGATTTTGATGTTGGATATCATGAGGATGTTGTAAAAACAGTTTTAGCAGAATGTGGGTATGATGCTAGATCAATTAATGAAGCAGAAGCGCTGTGTTATGCTGAATTAGAAAATGAGGATTATACTGGTATTGCTATTAGTTGTGGTGCTGGTATGACTAATGTTTGCGTGATGTTGAACGGTGAACCAACTGTCACTTTTAGCACAACCAAGTCCGGCGATTGGATTGATCGTATGGCGCGCTGTAGCGACCGGAGAGCCAGACAGTGTTGTTCAAGCAGAGAAGGAGGGCGGTGAATTTAAAATAGGTGAAACCAACCCAAATCCTGTGCTTGAGGCAGTATCTGCTTATTATGACAGATTAATAGACTATACCACCAAACAATTATCTGTAGCATTAACTGGACATAAATTATTACCAAAGTTTAAAAATCCTCTAAAAATTGTTATTGCTGGTGGAACATCTCAAGCAAAAGGTTATATTGAAAAATTTACTGAAAAATTATCTGAAAATCATTTTCCATTAGCAGTCAAAGAAGTTTGTCACTCTAGTGATCCTCTACACGCTGTATCTAAAGGATGTTTAATAGCCTCTAAGATCTTATGAAAAAAAGATTAAAAAAAGATAATTGTAGTTTATTACCATATAAAGAGGAAAAAATATATGGATTAAATGCCAGCTCCTGTCAAATACTTGGTTGGCAAATATTAAAATTTAATGTAAATAAAAACTGGAAGTCATATACTGGAAAAGATATTAAGGTTGCGATCATAGATACAGGATGCGATTTAAATCATGAAGACATAAAGAATAATTTATTAAATGGATATAATTTTATTAATAATACTAATTATCCAGAAGATGATAATGGTCACGGAACGCATGTTGCAGGAATAATAGCCGCTTCTAATAACTCTAAAGGAATTGTGGGAGTATCTCCAGATGCAAAAATTATACCGATAAAAGCATTAGATTCTCAGGGAAATGGAAATAATTCTAATATTGCAAAAGCAATAGTCTGGGCTGTTGATAGGTCCAGTGATATTATTACTATGTCTTTAGGATCAGAAGATAATTCTTCAGAAGTATATCAAGCGATAAAATATGCTGTAAAAAACAATGTATTAATTTTTTGTGCGGCTGGTAACATGGGTCTGGATCATCCGGTTATGTATCCCGCAAAATATAAAGAGACTATAGCAGTTGGATCAATTAATGAGAATCTTAAAATATCAGATTTTACATGCTTCGGAGATGAACTAGATTTCTTATCTCCAGGAGAAAATATATTAAGCAGTGTTCCTAATAACAGTTATTCTATAATGAGTGGAACAAGTATGTCAAATCCGTTTGCTGTTGGATGTGCGGCTCTATATTTGGACTATTGCAAATCTAACAATATAGATAAACCTAAAAATAGCACAGAATTTATTGATATCTTTAAAAGACATAACAAGAAAAAACAAGATAACATAACCCTAATAGAACCAGTAATAAGCCAACTCTGAATAAGTTATAAAGAGATCTTTTCATGTTGTCAACCAAAAATTTTTCTATTCATAGTCTTGACTATTTGAGAACATCTCATATAATACAATGTAAGTATAGGATAACGTATGAATCACTTTGAAGAACCAGACAAAAAACCAAAAAGAAAAGTTGTAGAAAACAACACAAAAAACAAAAAGGCTGACGTATCGGAAGAACAATACGCTCAGAATAAACAAAAGAAACAATATAAACTTAAAAAAATGAACTCAGAGCACAAGAACTATGGGACGAATGGGAATCTGATTCAGGATCGGGATTTTTATATTGAAGAAATTCCTAGCGGCAGAACATTTATTTACTCTAATGAGTTGTTCTTAATCACACAAGACAGTAAAAAAGATGGTTCTAGATTGTGTTTTTCTATGAAAAATGGTAATGCTAGATGGCTTAAGCCTAATTTAGTAGTCAAAACAACTTCTTTATATTTTATTAATCAGGACAATAATTTTTTACCAGTATATGAAAACCTTATTTCCTAGAATAAAGACCTTTTAAAATCTTTATTTTTTCATATTCAAGCAGGACTTCCAAAAAGTTCACAATCATTGATTAATGAAAGATATGAAATATGTATGAATTGCGACAAGTTCGAAAACAATCAATGTTTGGTTTGTGGATGTAACATAACAAGAAAAAAGTTTTCTTAAATAAACTAGCATGGGCTGATCAAAAATGTCCTTTGGAGAAATGGTGATGGCTAATTATATAAAGAAAAAATTGTCTAACAATAAAATTGTATATTCAAAACATGATATTGTTCAATCTGCTGTTGATAGACTAAATTCAATTAATAGTCCCACAACTGTAATTATTCCTCATGTTTGCAATAATATTAATTTATTTGGGGCTGGATTTGCAAAGTATATAGGAGAGAAATTTCCAATAGTTAAAGAAAATTTTCATCTTCTTGGAAACAAAGCATCTCTTGGCCATAATCAATATATAAGCGTATTACATAATAATAATACAAAAACAAAACTAGTCGTGTGTAATATGATAGCACAAGATGGTGTTGTTAATGTAAAAAATATTAGACCACTTAACTATGGATCTCTTGTCTTTTGTATGAACGATATTAAGAACAAAATATTATTATTATCTAGTAATGATATTAATGATAATAAATATGAAATACATGCACCAAAATTTGGATCTGGTTTAGCTGGTGGTAATTGGAATTTTATTGAAAATTTAATTGAGGATATTTGGACAGAAATTCCTGTATATATTTATGTCAAGTGAAATAAATTATTTATATTATTATATTGTATTATTTGGAATTTTTATGGAGCATACAAAGGCTGGACAGGATAAATGAATAGATTGAAACATCAAAGAGTCTATTTGGCTGGTGCTATGGATAGAGTTGCAGATAGAGGAAATGGATGGAGAGATAATATAACTCCATTTTTAGAAAGTTTAGACATTATTGTATTCAATCCAATTAAAAAGCCAACATCTCTTGGCAAAGAAGACGAAGAAACACATAAGCATAAAATTAAACTAAAATCAGAAAGAAAATATGATGAATTATCATCTTTGATGAAAACTATACGTGCTATAGATTTAAGATTGGTTGATATTAGTGATTTTTTAATAGTTAATTTGGATCTCGATATACATCCATGTGGAACTTATGAAGAAATTTTTTGGGCAAATAGACAGAAGAAACCTATAATAATACATATGGTTCAGGGAAAACAGAATACTCCCGATTGGTTATTCGGAACTATTCCTCATGAGATGATTTTCTCAAATTGGAATGATATAAAAGACTATTTAGATTATATCAACTGTGATGCTAAGATCAACAACTATAATAGATGGTATTTTTTTAATATTTAATATAAGGTAACATAATAATGGAAAACATAGAGAAAAAGACGCAGAGCCGGTTCAATTTTTTGTAAATTCTAAAATTAAGTTATTTATGTCTCCAATAGACGGCAGAGGAGTAATGGCAATATCAGATATAGACCAAAATGAAATTATTGAAAGGTGTCCGTTGATTCCTTTGATGAATAGATCCAGATATCAATTGGAACCATCCGTATGGAAATACTGTTACCCAAAACCATTATGTGACTGCAATGACTGTAAAAACCATGGATTTTTATTTTTATGGTTGCTGGTAACGGTATGATGTATAATCATCAGGACGACAACAATGCCGAAACATCATTTAACTTTACTCAATTATATGCTGATATCATAGCTTTAAAACCTATTAAGAGTGGAGAAGAAATATTTGTAAATTATGGTGAAGAATATTTTAAAAATATACCTAAAAAATCTTTAAAAGATGTTATATCAGATAAATAAAACCATTGGTATCTCTATGACTTGTTATAGAAGAGCTGATTATCTAGAAAATGTTTTAGATAGTCTTTTTGCAAGTCTTGAGTATTCTGGATTAGATACATCAAAAACAGTATTGTATATATCTATAGACTATTATGATGATACAATACCATCTATGATAAAAGATATAGATTGGATAAAAACAAAATTCTTGATAAATTCACCATCCATAGGATGCAATGCTAATACTAGACAAGCAATAAATATGTCATTAGAAGAAAACGATGCCACAATTCATCTAGAAGATGACACTGTTTTGTCTAAAGATGCTATTAGTTTTTATACTACTTATCTAGAAAAATACCATGATGATTCAAAAATAATATCTATTGCAGGATATAACAAAACAGATTCTTTGGAGAATGCTGATTTATCAAAAGTTTTAGAACAAAAACATTTTACTTGTTGGGGTTGTGCTTTTGGAGACACAAATTTGATATATTTTTAAATAATTGGACACCGGATTGTAATAGGGAGAATAACTCTTCTTCTTGGGACACATATTTAGATGAAAATATATTTCAAAATAAAGATATGAATTTTTATCAAATTAAACCATCTATATCTAGAATACAAAATATTGGCGCGATTGATGGAACATGGGTGCCTTCTATAGATTTTCATACTGTTAATCATAGAAGTCCTTTTACATCAGATAATTTATTATGAAAAAATATTCATTAGAAAATTTTACAAAAGGCTGGTTTATTGGTATGTTCGACAACTCTATACTAAAATTGGATAATTTTGAAGTAGCTATTAAAAGATATAAAGCCGGAGACAAAGAACAAAAACATTTTCATAAAATAGCAACCGAGTACACTGTCATTATAGAAGGTTCTGTATTAATGAATAATGAGAGATACAAAATCAATGATATTATAGAAATAACTCCTAATGAATCTACAGATTTTATTTGTATCGAAGACACCACAACGTGTGTTATAAAAATACCATCATGCCCAAACGATAAATTTACAGAAGTTTTATGATTATTTTTGATATCGGTACTGGTAGTACATTTCACGAATATGCATCTTTAGACGAAAGCTCAAAGGTATATTGCTTTGAACCAATATCAGAACTAGCAGATAAAATTATAGATAAATCCTGCTTAGTTACTAAAAAAGCAGTATCAAATTATGATGATATATCAAAATTTAACATCGCTGGAATAACAGATCACAATTTAAGTTCTTTACTAAATTTTTCTGATAATGCTTTTAATTTTTGGCCAGGAAGGAACGACTTTATTATTATTGAACAAATCAAAATTCCAGTAATTAGACTAGACGATTTTATTAAAACACTTGAACAACCAATTAATTGTATAGATTATATAAAAACAGATACTAACGGAAATGATATGCGTGTATTGGAAGGTTTAGGACAATATATAAATATTTTATCTGAAGGCAGAATGACAGCAAGTATTGTTCCAGATTCAATATATAGTAATGAAAATTCAATAAATGAATCTATCGATTTCTTGAAAAAGAATAATTTTAACATTACAAATGTACAACCGATTGATATGTATGGTAACAGAGCTTATATCTATTTCAAACGCTCATGAAATATATAGCACATAGAGGAAATATATTTGGTAAAATTATTGATCAAGAAAATAATCCAATATATATAGCAAAAGCATTAGATCTAGGATTTGATGTTGAGATTGATGTTTGGTATATAAATGGAAAATTTTTGCTCGGTCATGATAGCCCACAGCATGAAGTAAAATATGATTTTTTTATAAATCCAAAAATATGGACACATTGCAAAAACTCTGATGCATTATTATTTTTTTCAGAAAATAATCATAAATTTTTAAATTTTTTTTGGCATCAAAATGATAGTTATACTATAACATCTAAAGGAATAGTTTGGGTTATCCAGGATCCAAATTAAATAGTTATAGTATTAATGTTTTGCCAGAGACCAATATACAGACAATAACACCAATTAGTCGTGACATATATGGGATATGTAGCGATTATATAATATTATATAAATTGTGATTAAATTAATAATTTTTGATTTAGACGGTGTGTTGGTGGACATGAAAGATATCCATTTTCATGCTTTAAATGATGCTATTAAAGAAGTAGATGATTCGTTTGTAATATCATATAATGAACATATTTCTATATATGATGGTATGAAAACATTTGATAAATTGAAACTCTTAACAAAAAATAAAGGACTTCCAGAATATCATCATAAAACAATTTATCTTAATAAACAGAAAAAAACAATAGAATATATAGCAAAAATAACGCCGAGCAATACTATTCTTGAGACTCTTAAAGCTTTAAAAGATAGTGGATTTATTTTAGCAGTAGCTTCTAATAGCATCAGAGAAACTGTTAAATTGACTCTACATTATACAGGTTATCTAAAGTATATAGATTTATTTTATTCTAATAATGATGTAATTCTTGCCAAACCATCATCAGAAATTTATCTTAAATGTATGATATCAGCTGGTGTTTCTCCAAAACAAACAGTAATTATTGAAGATTCTCCAATAGGTATTCAAGCAGCTGAAAACAGTGGGGCATATACTATAAGAGTAAAAAATAGTAAAGATATTAACTTATCTTTGTTGTCTAAAATCATGATCATAAATAAAAATCTCATCAAAACAAATGGATTAATGATAAACTTAATATAGTTATCCCTATGGCCGGTGCAGGATCAAGATTCGAAAAAGCAGGATATTCTTTTCCAAAACCATTAATAGATGTTAATGGCGAGCCTATGATAAAAAGAATTATTGATAATTTGAATATAGATGCTAATTATATCTTTATTGTTCAGCAAAAACATTATGAAGAGTTTAATCTAAAATATGTTTTAGAAATAATTTCACCAAAATGTAAAATATTAACAGTTAATGATATCACAGATGGCGCAGCTAGAACAGTGCTTTTGGCAAAAGATTTTATAAACAATGAAAATCCTCTGCTAATAGCAAATTCTGACCAATATATTGATTGGAATAGTTCAGATTTTATGTATAGTATGGAAAATACTCAATTAGATGGTTGCATATTAACTTTTGAATCTACTCATCCTAAATGGTCATTTGTTAAATTAGATAAAGATAATCTAGTTACCGAAGTTGCAGAGAAAAAACCCATATCTAATATAGCCACAGTAGGAATTTATTACTGGAACAAAGGCAAAGATTTCGTAAACTATGCCGAACAAATGATAGATAAAAATATTCGTGTCAATAACGAGTTCTACGTATGTCCTGTGTATAATGAAGCTATACAGGATAATAAAAAAATTAGAACTTATCATATTAAAAATATGTGGGGTTTAGGTACACCAGAAGATCTAGAAATGTTTATAAAGTATAATTTATAGAAATTAATAATGTACAGTAAATATTTACAAAAAATATTTTTAGAAAACGCTATAATCAAATTATAGAAGCAGAAAAAATAATACAACAGCATCTAAATCCAGAAAAATCAAAAAAAGATAACCTATCAATAGCATTTTGTATATCCGGACATATAAGAGATTATAAAAGAATTACAAAAAATTATCTGGATTTTAAAAATCTAATTAGTAGATATGGAAAAGTCGATGTGTTTGTTTCGACTTGGAATAAACAGAACAGCGCAAATTGTTGGTCAGGAGCACACGGACTATCAGAACCAGGAAGTAGTGAAATAGATGTTAATATTTCCGATATTATAGATAATTTTCAAGCAAAATCAGTAGATATAAATGATTACAACTTTTATGCATCAAAATTTTCTCCACTACAATATAATATATTAACTAATAAGACCTATAATTGGGATGGACGAGGAATACATAATGGGGTTATAGGATCATCAAAAATGTTCTATCTAATATATAGAGCAAATCTACTAAAATTACAGGAAGAATATATTAATAATTGTGAATATGATTGGGTCTTCAGATTAAGACCAGATATGTTTTTTGATATAACAATATGCGACACAGTTATTAGATTGGATCAGCTTAATAATGATAAGCTGTATATACCAGGGCCAAATAACGATAAAATAGCATTTGGCGGATCTCATATAATGAATCAATATTCAAATACTTTATTTAGAATGATTAAAGAATTTGATAATAATAATTTTGGAGATCCGGAAAAATTATGTCAAACGTATTATTAGATTTTATAGGTAAAGAAAATATAATAGATACTGTTAAATATGGATCTTTGATAGCAGAACATAAATATAGTTTACTTCCATTTAGATAAAATAATGTCAAAACAAATCAAATTAGCTCAAGACACTATAACAAACACAGACATAGATAAACTATGCTCATGGCTATCTACATATCCTAGATTAACTAAGGATAAATTGACAATACAATTTGAAGAAAAATGGTCCGAGTGGCTGGGTAGAAAATATTCAGTCTTTGTAAACTCTGGATCGTCTGCTAATCTTCTAATGGTATACGCCATGAAAATTTCTGGCAGACTAAAAAATTCAAAAATAGTTTTGCCTTGTCTTAGTTGGTCAACAACAATTAGTCCAGCAATACAGTTTGGTTTTGAAATAATACTGTGCGATGGTGATCGTTGTAACCTCGGTGTTGATATAAATCATTTGGAAACAATATTTCGTGAACATAATCCAGCATGCTTGATGGTAGCTAATATATTAGGATTTCCAAATAGTTTTAATGAAATTAATGAACTTTGTAAAAAATATGATGTTATATTACTCGAAGATTCATGCGAAAGTGTTGGATCTTTATACAATAATGTAAAAACTGGATGCTTCGGAGACATCTCTACATTTTCTACATATTTTGGACACCATTTTTCCACAATAGAGGGCGGTTTAATATCCACAGATGATTTTAATCTTTATGAAATAATATTATCTATTAGATCTCATGGATGGGATAGAGATCTTTCGATAAATACAGCACAAGAACTAAGAAATAAATATCATATAGATGAATTTGATAGTTTATATACTTTTTATTATCCTGGTTTCAATCTTAGACCAACAGAAATACAATCTTTTTAGGAATACAACAAATAGATACCATTAATATAAAAAATAAAAAAAGATATGAAATTTTCTTACAATATGATTCATTAATTGAAAATAATTTTTGGAAAATAAAATCTGATAGTTTTGTTAGTAACTTTGCTTATCCTATAATACATCCTAATAGAAATAATATAGCTAAAAATTTAATACAAAATAATATTGAATGTAGACCACTAGTATGTGGAAGCATATCTCGTCAGCCGTTTTATACAAATATATATGGTAAACAAGATTATCCTTTTGCAGAAATTATTCATAAATATGGAATGTATTTGCCAAATCATCCATCGTTATCTTGTGACGATATTACTAAAATTTGTAATATAGTAAATGGTACCATAAATGGATAAGAATATACTGATTAAAAGAATATTGGAATTGGCACATAAAAGTAAAGAAGGACATATACCAAGTTCTTTATCTATTTTAGATATATTATATGTAATATACTTTAATATACAAAAAGAAGATAGATTCGTATTATCCAAGGGTCATGCTGCGCTCGGATTATATGTGATACTAGAGCATTTCAAAAAAATAGATTCAAATTTACTTGAAAATTTTTGTTCGTTTGACTCTAATTTTGGCGGACATCCATGCTCCAATAACACTATAATAGAAGCATCCACAGGATCTTTGGGACACGGACTACCGATAGCTTTAGGGATGGCTCTAGCAAAAAAAATTAAAAAAGAAAAAGGAAACATTTATGTTGTTATAGGAGACGGAGAGTGTAATGAGGGAACAATCTGGGAATCTGCTTTATTAGCATCTAATCATAAATTAGATAATTTATATTGTTTTTTGGATTATAACCATTCAGGAGATCGTGCTTTGGATCTTGGAGAGATTCATTTTAAATTCAATTCTTTTGGTTGGAATTGTATAACAATCGATGGTCATGACCATGAAAAATTAAAATATTGTATTGCACAAAGTAATTATAATTCCAATCCAAACGTGATTATCTGTAAAACAATTAAAGGAAAAGGAATAGACTTTATGGAAAATAATCCAGAATGGCATCATAAAATACCAGATCTAAAAATTTTAGAAAGCATCAATTAATATGTATAATTTAACATATAATTTACGTGGAGGTATACATGAATACGGACTCAAACACTTGTGTTCGAATGTATTTAGTATTCTAAATGATAATATACAAATTATAGAGATTGGTAGTTACTGTGGAGCAAGCTCATCTATTATAGCGCAGAGTTTTCCTCAAAGTATTGTTAATTGCGTTGATCCTTGGACACCGTACACTGAGGATTGTTCTATAATTGATTTGGAAAAACAAGAACTTGAATTAAAGGAAGCTGAATTGATATTTGATACGATAGCACTGAATAATCCAAATATAAGAAAAATAAAATGCCAAGCATAGAATATGTAAAACTCGTTAAAGATCAAAGCATAGATTTTATCTACATAGACGGCAACCATCAGTATTCATCAGTAAAAGAAGATATTTTAGCATGGTTACCAAAAATCAAAAATGGAGGAATAATTTCCGGACACGACTATTCATGGCCATCCGTGCAGCAAGCAACAAACGAAATTTTTAATAGAGCCCCAAATAAGACATATGAAGATAGTAGTTGGATGTATTTATTATGAGAAAACAATTTGTGAAAACACTTAAACATATACTTCATCAAGATAATAACAGTATTTTATTATTAGGCGATATAGGAGTGTTTGCTTTTAATGAAGAATTAAAATCCATACCTGAAAGAGTATATAATATCGGAATATTAGAACAAAGCACAATAAGTCTGGCTGCCGGATTATCAAAAAGTAATTTAGTTCCATTTGTTCATACAATAGCACCGTTTCTGGTAGAACGAGCTTTCGAACAACTTAAAATAGATTTTGGTTATCAAAAACTAAATGGTAATTTTATTAGTGTGGGATCATCCTATGATTACGCTGGCTTAGGCTGTACTCATCATTGTCCGGGTGATGTGTCTCTGTTGCTAACGATAGAAGATATGAGTATCATAATACCAGGAAATTCTAAAGAACTAGATCAGTTATTACTAGAAACATATTCAAATAATAATCCAAAATATTTTAGGCTTAGCGAATTTGAACACGAATTAAACTTAGATGTACAGTATGGTAAGGCGAATATTATTAAAACAGGATCAAAAGCAACTGTTATATGCTATGGTCCGATGTTACAACAAGTATTTGAAGCTACTAAAAATTTAGATGTAACATTGCTATATTATAGTACATTATGGCCTTTTGATGAAAAAGTTTTACTTGAAAACTTCAATTCAAAAATTATTATATGTGAGCCATTTTACCAGGGAACAACCAATTACATCATATCCAATATTTTGCATAACGAAACATATAACATAACTAACATTGGTATACCAAGAAAATTTTTGCACAATTATGGATCAAAACACGAACACGATGTAAAACTCGGTCTAGATATTGATAATATAAATACAAAAAATAAAATCATGCTTAAACTAATTTATGATCAGTATACAAATATAGATACTTCTAAATTTGAATTTCTAAACAATAAAACAATAGTACTGACTGGAGCATCAGGATTAATAGGCATAAATCTATTAGGTTTTTAAATCATCTTAAAAAGATATACAATATTAATATTATATGTTTAGTTAATAATGCTCCGCCGAAGTACTTTTCTCAACTATTCAATAACTGTATAACTGTTGTTGGTGATTTAACAGAAAATAATAGTATTGATCTGATCGAAAATTATTTTGCAGAAAATCTGTTCGATGCGGATATAATTATACATTCAGCAGGATATGCTCAACCTAATAAATTTTTAGACGATAAATTATCAACAATAAAACTAAATACTAGTACTGTTATGAATTTATTCAAACTTTTGAATAAAACAGGTACTTTTTCTACTGTGGTAGTAGTGAAATATATAGCGGATTAATAAAAGAGAATATTTCTGAAGAAGATATAGGAATAACCTCAACCAACCATCCAAGATCATGCTATATTGAATCTAAAAGATGTGGTGAGGCTATTTGTCTTAGTATGACAGACAAATACAGAATAAAAATAGGACGTATTAGTACAACGTATGGTCCAGGATTCAAGCCAGATGATTCTAGAGTAATAAATGATTTGATTAAAAAATCTATAAATAGTAATAAAATATCTTTAATGGATGATGGATCGGCTACTAGAACATTGTGTTATATTGGAGATATGTGTGAAATGATTTTCAATGTAATATGCAATGGATCATCAACAATATATAATCTCACAGGAAAAGAAAAAGTTAGTATCAAAAATATTGCTGAAGTTATTTCTAGTCATACCGGTAGTCCAATAGGTATAATGATAAAAATAATACATTAATTGGCAATCCATCAAATGTTAGTATCTCTATAGATAAATATGAGAAAGAATTTGGTACTAAAAATTTTATCGATATAAATTCTGGTATTCTCTCTAGTATTGAATGGTATAATTTTATAAAGGATCAATAAAACATAATGCTCTCTCAATTCTTTTACAAGGAAAAAATGATAAATATGGTTGTGATTCAACAGGGAATGGTGGTGTTGATCAAAGGCTTAGGAATGAGTCTTAATAAATTATCTGATAATTTAAATGAATTAAATAATTCAAATATTGAGGTAGTATTATGTGACTGGGGTAGCGAAAAAAGATAGTTGACGATCTAATAGAAGATAGACATCAAAATTTCAAGTGTGTTTATGTGCCACAAAGTATTGGTAAAAAATATAGTAAACAATCGGATTACTCTATATCTCATGCCTATAATGTAGCATTTAAAAATAGTACAGGAAAATATACAATTTTTTGGGATTCAGATTGTTTTATCACTTATGCTAATTTTAGTAATCTTGTAAATTTTGTTGAACGCTTATCGGAATCTGGTAACGAAGACATATTCTTTTGGGGATCTAGATATCATCTTCCTAGAAAATGTTATAATAACTCTATTTCTTTTCATGATGTAGATAATTTTATTACATACAATGATTTATCTTTATTTCGTCATGATAAAATAAATACCAACGGTTTTGATGGAAGAGCAATGTCACTATTAATATCTAGAAAAATTGGCGAGGATAGCACCCTGTTGGTGGGAGGAACTTCCATACTGGGGATGGCAAGATATAGAATTACATATTAGATTATCAACAAAATATAAATTTGGCGGAGATCTTGAGGATAGTAATATATTATTTTTTCATTTAGATCATCATGATGCTGGTAAAGATTACAGATCCATAATGAATCCATATGGTATCAGGCCAGAAAATTTTACAGCAAACGGAGATGGTTGGGGACTATCAAACGAATCTCTGGAGTTTATATGAGCAACATCTTAGTAACCGGAGGCAATGGTCTGCTGGGTAGTTGTATAAATTTTGGATTTAAACCAACCAAGTCAGAGTTAAATCTCAACAACTTTGAACAACTTTGTAACTTTATAGAAGTTAATAATATTGATAGAATATTTCATTTAGCCGCTAGAGTTGGTGGTGTGAATGCAAATTCTTTATATCCATATGATTTTCTAATAGATAATTTAGAAATTAATACAAATATCTTAAAGGTCTGTCAGAGATATAGTTTACAAGATTCTATATTTATGTTATCTGGATGTATTTTTCCTAAAGATTCGAATAATCCACTAATGGAAGAATACCTTCTACAAGGAGAGCCTCACCAATCAAATTACGGATATGCTCATGAGTAAAAGAATACTAAGCATAGGATCTAAATGTTTAATAAAACAATATGGGATAAGATCTTCGTGTATTATTCCAAGTAATATGTATGGCTTAAAAGATAATTATAATCTAAATGATAGCCATGTTATTCCGGGACTGATTCATAAAACCTATCTTGCCAAATTAAATAATACAGACTTAGAGGTTTGGGGTTCTGGTAAAGCTCAAAGAGAGTTTATTTTTGCACCAGATGTTGCTGATTTGTTGAGTATCATGTCTAAAATGATAGCGTTGCCGCAAGAAATTATTATATCTCCAGGAGTATGCTATTCTATACAAGAAGTTGTTGAGAACATTGTAAAAAATTATGGATTTCAAAAGGAAAGTTATTTTTGACAAATCAAAGCCAGAAGGTATGATGATACGGTCAAGCAACAGTAATACAGTAAAAAGTTTATTTCCAGGATTTAAATTCACATCAATCCAAGACGGACTATATCTAACTATAGAATATTTTATCAAAAACTATCATTTACTAAGAAAATAATATGCAAAAAATAATTAATGAAACAAAACTAGATTTTGATGATGTTCTTAATTCGTCCAAAAAGATCACTATTAAATAGTAGATCAGAAGTCGATTTGACTAGAACTTTTAAATTTGCGCATTCTTCACGATCAATAACTTGTATACCGATTATGGTTGCTAATATGGATACTGTTGGTACACTATCGATGGCAGATACTGTCACTATAGAATCAAGCAATAACGTGTCTTACATAAACATTATGATGATGATTCATTAATTAATTTATATACTAGTGATATAAATTCAAATACAAAGATCTTATTTTGTACTCTACTGGTACATCGAATAAAGATATACATAAACTAGAACAAATCTTTGATACAATTAAAATTACAGGATTTGATCCGCCAAATGTTTGTTTAGATGTTGCAAACGGATATACTGAGCAATTTGTAAAGATAGCTACTACATATTCAGAAAATTATATCCTGAAATTATTCTAATGGCCGGTAACGTGGTAACGCCAGAAATGGTAGAAGAACTAATCATTCACGGCAAAGTGGATATAGTCAAGGTTGGTATAGGATCAGGCAGTGTTTGTACTACTCGTTTAAAAACTGGCGTAGGATACCCTCAATTGAGTGCTGTGATGGAGTGTTCGGACGCTGCTCATGGTCTTGGGGGTCATATTTGTAGTGATGGTGGCTGTAAGACAGTGGGAGATGTTTGTAAAGCATTTGGTGGTAATACTGATTTTGTAATGCTTGGTAGTATGTTCGCTGGTGTTGATGAATGCGAAGGAGAATGGAAATATGAATGGAAAATGAGAAGTGGAGGATGGCAGCCAATTGATCCTCAATATCCAGATGTAGAAAAACGCAAAGTATCTTTGCAATATTACGGAATGAGTAGTAAAAATGCTATGGATAAGCATCACGACGGCGTTGCGTCATATAGAACAGCAGAAGGAAAATGTGTTACAGTTCCATATAAAGGTAAAGCCATTGAGGTTTTGCAAGATATTTATGGTGGATTACGTAGCGCATGCACCTATATAGGCGCTACTAAAATTAAAGATTTCGGTAAAAAAACAACATTTATTCAGGTTAATAACACACATAATAGAGTTTATGAAAAATGAATAACAGCAAAATGATACTTATGAGTCCAATGGGATATACAGGGTATGGCGTTGTTGGTTGGAACATAGCAAAACAAGCTCATAATTTGGGTTGTGATATCCATATACATCCAATAACTATGCAAAATGGTTATATCCCCCGCTGGACACACAAGACGATGATAATCTTTTAGGAAGCATGATTAATAATGATTATGACCCAAAAGCACTCATGTGTTAAAATATGGCATCAATTCGATTTGGAAACCAGAGTAGCAACAGGAAGATATTTTGGTTTTCCTTTTTTTGAGCTAGATAAATTTAATGAGATAGAACAAAAACATTTAAAAGTTCCAGATGAACTCATAGTATCTTCGAATTGGGCAAAAAAATACTGGAAGATAATGGTATAAAACAAAAAATCAATATTGTACCATTAGGAATAGATAATACTATTTTTGATTATAAACTATCAGATAAAAATACTAAACAATCAAACGACCCATATGTTTTTATTATGATAGGTAAATGGGAAGTTAGAAAAGGGTATGATCTATTATTAGATTTGTTTAATAAAGCATTTAGTACAGAAGATAATGTAGAGCTATGGTTGATGGGTTCGTCAGATCCTACGTGTTTTAGTCAACAAGAAATGGATCAGTGGCACAGTTTCTACTCATCGGGACCACTAGCATCAAAAATAAGAATCATTCCAAGAGTTAAAGCACAAAAAGATGTTGCTGATCTAATATCCAAAGCTGACTGCGGATTATTTGTGTCCAGAGCAGAAGGCTGGAATCTGGAACTATTAGAAGTTATGGCTATGAACAAGCCGGTAATTACAACTAATTATTCGGCTCATACAGAATTTTGTGATAAAAATAATTCATTCTTAATAGATATAACAGAAAAAGAAACAGCTTTTGATGGAAAATGGTTTCTAGGACATGGAAATTGGGCAAAAATAGGACAACAACAAATAGATCAGACTATAGATTATATGAGATATGTTTATAAAAATAACATTAGAACTAATATACACGGGATAAAAACTGGTCAAAAATATTCTTGGCAACATTCGGCACAACAGCTAATTCAGTGTATATCATAGTATAGGAGATACTATATGCCAATACCATCACCAAAACCCAACGAAGACAAGCAAAAATTCGTTGGTCGTTGTATGAGCAACGAAACAATGAAAAAAGATTTTCCAAATACTCAGCAAAGAGTAGCAATATGCTTAGGTCAAACAAAAAAGAAAAGCAAATCTTCCATATTAGAGGATGTTTGTGATCAATTATTAGCCAGTAATTGTGAATGGGATGACAATTGGAATGAATTTGTATGGGAAACAGAATGTTCATCTATATATGATGAAAATGAAAAAGTTATATCAGCCGAAAAATCAAAAGTTAAACTTAATAAACCATTTAGGACACCAAATGGGCCTAAAAAATTTAGCGTTTATGTGAAAAATGAAAAAGGTAATGTGGTAAAAGTAAACTTTGGTGATCCTAATATGGAAATCAAAAGAGATGATCCAGATAGGCGTAGAAATTTTCGTGCCAGACACAACTGCGATAATGCTGGCCCAAAATGGAAAGCAAGATATTGGAGTTGCAAATTCTGGTCTAACCCAAATGTTTCGGATCTTTTATAAATAGAGGTATAAGATGAACGATAAAAAGAGCATTAAAGAATTATTGGTTCAACAAGAAGTTAAATCAAAAGTCTCAAACTGTTGAAGGATATAGCTCACAAGCAGTAATAGATTTACTCAAACAGTCTTTGAATATTCACTGGCAACAAACCACAGTATTAACAGCACAGGCTATACATCTAGAAAGATGGGGCTATAAAAAATTAGCAGCAGTGATTAAAGAAGACGCGGAACAGGAGCACAAGCACTCTGCTGAAAATATTAAAAGATTAGAATTTTTGATATAGATTATCAACCACTATCTGTTAGTCCTCCTAGTTGGACAAGACACGATATGATAGCTTTGATTCAATATAATCTTGATTCTGTTCGTAAAGCATCAGAAGTTGAAAGAGCAACAATAGTTGCTGCTCGTGCTGCTGGAGATGAAATTACAGCAAATATAATGATTCCATTACTACAAGGTAGTGAAGATGGTATAGCACTTTACGAAGAGTTATTTAAAGCTAATAGAACAAATGGGCCTAGACAACTTCTTAACTTTACAAGTATAATGTTCAAATCACGAGCCGAACAATTATTAGAAGAAATTCAAACTAATATAGTTTGCCCTCCGGCAACTCAAGATATTAGTCTTAATTTAGCCAATAGAAAAATTTGTGTTGATAAGGCTAATTACGGACCAGCAAATCCAGAATTAGAAAATCCAGAGTTTTGGCAAAAAAAGCTGATCTATTTAAAACATCCATAGAACAAGCAAAAACTATGAGATGTAAAAATTGTGCTGCTTTTGTTATTAAAGAAAAAATGAGACAATGCATAGAAAAAGGAATAGCATCTACTTCTATCAAAGAAGATGATATTGCTAAAGATATAGTTTCGGAAGCTAATTTGGGCTACTGTGAATTATTTGATTTTAAATGCGCCGGAGATAGAACCTGCGACGCATGGATTACCGGTGGACCATTAATAGATTAATATAATGAATCTTAATCAATTATTATTTAATAAAAAAATTAATAGTTTAGGATTCGATACAATATATTTGGAAAAACCAGTATCATATTTAATAGATTTTAATTGGAAGAATATTCTTCAACCGCCACCTAGTAATTCTGATAATGATACTATCAAAGAATTGGAATTAATTTCTAAGGAAACAAAAAATAGAACACAACAAGATATTGAATTAATTTATAATATAGATCTAAATTTAGATGATCCATTTTTAAACTTAATGAAAATCTATAATTTAAATTATCCTCAAAAATATATAGATATATTCTATGATATAGTTAGGCCAGTTTTATTAAATACAAAAAATTATTGGAACAGACCAAGACCAACACAATTGGCTAAATTATATAATATTAATATTGATATAATTAAAACAGATACAACTCACTCAGGATCATATCCTTCTGGGCATACGGTGTATAGTAAATTAGTGGCTAATATTCTAAAAAGTATTTATCCACAAATCGATAGTAAATCGCTCACAAATATAGTATATACAGTTGCACAAGCAAGAGTTATGCAAGGTGTTCACTATCCAAGCGACAATAGGGCTTCATTAATTTTTGCAGATGTCATGTTCGCTAAACTTAATAAGATATTAGAAAGGTATTATAATGACACGATACAATGATATTCTTAATGGAATTAAAAATGCGGTAGACGCCGCTCAAAAGACATACAAAGGACAAAAACGTAGCGAACTTAAAGATAGTGATTTCTTGTTTCCAGAAACACGATCATTCCCAATTGTTACTCCACAAGATATTCCAGATGCTATTAGTAATTTTGGCAGAATGAAAGGCAAGATGAGTTATGATGCATTTTTGAAAAAGCTATATAATATGGCAAAAAGAAAAGGACCAGAATTTATTGCTGCTTTACCACAAGCAACAAAAGACAAACTAGGAGTTAAAACTGGTAAGGCTTGTGAAATTCCTGATATGATGGATGATTATGAGTATGAAGATGAAGGATTAGAGGATAATGAAGAAGATAATGATCCAGTAGAAATGGAAATTGAAAAATTAGAAAAAGAACTTGAATTGGAAATGTTAAAGCAAAAACTTATGCAAATTAAAAAATCTAAAGGACAAGATTTTACACAAGTAGAGACTATGGAGAAAGAATCAGTAGAACAAGAATTAATGGAATACAAAAATGATTTTTTTGAAATGAGCGTAGGCTCGATTAAATCAATAATGATACACGCTCAGAACATAATGAACGCTCTTGAACAACAATCCGTAAAAGAAAACTTGACAGAAAGCTGGCTTCAAGGTAAAATCGCGGTAACAGAAGACTATATGACCACAATTCACAATTTTGTAATGTTTGTCCCGTCCGAAACCGATACAGAAGCAGCGGTAAACAATCGTCCGGGTCTATGGGAAAATATTCGTCAAAAAAAGCAAAAGATGGGAAAAAATTACAAACCAGCTAAGCCAGGAGATAAAGACAGACCAGACTTTGATCAGTGGAATAAACTTACAAAATAAATAAAGTTAGATAAAGATTTTTAGGACATTAATAGGAGGATTATATGATTACAGAATTTGATACGCTAGAGAACTATACAAACATAGCCAAAAAGACTATCTCTAAATTTGCATCTAAATTTTATCCAGGCTTATCTAAGGAGATGTTGAACAACGACGAAACAGTAGCAGAAGTCGCCAGCGCAATTATGATGGCGGATTGGAATTGGGATAGAAATAGAAAAGGAAAAAATACTGGTCTTGGCAAAAGCATGTATTCATACAGAAATCAGTGTGCTATATGGGCGATTAAAACATATATTACATCGAAATTCAAAAAAATAAAAAACAAGCTAAATATAATGACTATTATAGTACTCATTATGTTGAGAATACAGCACAAAACCCAGCGGATATTATTGAAGAACAAGAATCCAAAGACACTTTGACAAACGATATGAAGAATCTAATTGATAGCGCGCCCATATCTGACAAACAAAGACAGCAACTTATAATGTATTACTACGATAATAAAACATTGGCTGAAATAGGAACAGAATTTTCTGTTACAAGAGAGGCTGTTAGACAAAATATACAAAAAGCCCTAAATACTATCAGAGAATCTATCAATCAATGACAACAAAAACATCAATAATATCAATAATCTATACCGCCAATTTGACTAAAGATAGTATTAATATTATTTCTAATCAAAATGATTTACTGTTATTGCCACAAATAGATATTTCAACACTAGATCCTAAAAAACATAATTTGGATTTAGAAAGCACAGTTCAATTACTATTTGAAAGGTGTGTTAATCTAGATTTTAATTGGTCAAAACCCAAACTTTTGAATATTGAATTGATATACGATGAGGAAGCTGATTGTACAACAACAGCGATATATTATGGTATATATGTTCCAGACAATACTAAATTAATGAATAATTGTTATTGGATTGATATTAAACCATATATTGGATATTATGAAACATTAAGAAAATTAGTATGTATGTTATAATTAAAAAAATTTTTCTTATTTACTATCCTTAAGTAATAAAAAAACCGCAATAAATACTGATCAAGACATATCAGATATCAAATCAGATATAAATATAAAAATATCAGCCGATATAGAGACAGAACAAATATTTTGTAAAATAGATACAGACGTAGAAGATATTCTGAGTAATAGTTCTAGCATATCGAAATGTGAAAAAATAGCATATTTTTTATCTGTTATTTGTGAAAATAATAAATATATGACAGATTTATTATTACATAATATTGAAGAACAAAAACAGATTTCCGAAAAACATTTGTTATTTTATGATAATATTGTATTTTTTTTGAAACAATATCTTTCTCTCAAAAAAAGCATAAATAATTATAACACCGATCCCTTGATCAGACCATCTAAAGCATTTAAAATATATGCTATGGAAGAAAAACATGAAATACATTGTATGGGAAAAATGGAGAGATCCATTTTTAGGTTATGATGAAAATGAAATAGATCTAGACAGTGAAGTAAATAATTTTTTTGATGAAGACGAAGAAGACACAGATCACAAAACACAAACAAATCCTATAAAAGAACACGGAAAACAAATCAGAGTAATAGCAACTCCTATGGGTTTAATTCCGTACAATGAATATACCGCTAGTAGTAAAATATTTAATTTTTGGATTGGTCACACCAATTTCAATTTATCTAAAAAAATAGTTAATCTTATAGAAAAAACAGATGGGGTAGAAACTCTTGACATTTTTACAAGATATAGATTTAGAATTGGTATAGGTAAAGTTTTTGAAGATAGAGAAGTAATGAAAAATATAGAGAATAATATAAAAGAACATGAACAAGAATAATAACTCTAATAGCATAGAAGAGAAAAACTATACAGAATACAAACTAAATACTCTTCATAATTATAATATTGATGTTGATAATAGAGAATTATATTTACATTCGTATTTTTCTGATGAAGATGAGCCTGGAGTAGACTATAGATCAGCAGTGATCTTTGAAAAAAATTTAAGATATTTAAATTCTGTATCTTTAGAACCCATACTAATTCATATGCATATGCCCGGTGGCGATTGGCAAGATTGTCTGGGTATATACGATGCTTTAAAAAGTTCAAAAGCCAGAACAATAATTGTTGCGTATGCTAAAGTTGAATCAAGCAGCACTGTTTTATTTCAGGGTGCTAATTTAAGAATATTAATGCCTAATGTAAATTTTTTGGTACATTACGGCTCAATAAGTGTTGATAATGAACACAAAGCGGCCTTAAGTATGATTCAATGGAGCGAGAAAGAAAGCGAAAAGATGATAGATATATTTACAGATAGGTGTATGAATAGTAAGATTTCTAAAGAAAAAATTGGAAAAGATTGATGGCTCGTAAACATATTGTTACACAGTTGGCTACAAAAAGAGATTGGATACTAACTGCTGAACAAGCGGTCGAATATGGTTTTGCTGACGGAATATTGGGTACTAAAAAATTTCCTAATATAGACTATCTCAAAACTTATGCAAAAAAAATATAATGAAATATATAGAATATGCACATTATGATATTGCAAGTAATGAAACAGAAGCAAAAAATTTTATTACTGATGCTGTAAATCTTAAACCAAACTCAGTATCTGTTCTACCAACATATACTAAATTAGCCAAGTCCTTACTGCCACTAACTATTAAGCTTGGTACGGTTATAGACTATCCACTGGGAATAATGGATCAAAAATCCAGACTCCTTTCTGTTGAAAACTCTATCAGATCCGGATGCGATATAATTGAAATAGTTAGTCCATCATACTTTCTTTGCAATAGAAAATATGATAAATTTAGAGAAGATATAACAAAAATTAAAGAACTTTGTGATACTGAAAAAGTTGAATTAAGATATATACTAGAATATAGAGTATTTACATTAGAGTTAATGTATAAAGCTGCTCAGATATTAGTAGGACATGATATTAAAACAATCTATCCATCTACTGGTTATCTTTTAGATAATTTATCAGATAATATCCTGGCTTGTGGCCTAATTAGTAAAAAGTTGATAAAATACAACTAATATCGAATGGAAACGTATGGAATGATTCGCATATTGATCTTATACAAAAACATCCAGCGTATTTGGTGTAAAATGTCATACAATAAATAGCTTAAAAAAAATGACCAATATTTATGGCTAAAAACAAGATAGTAAATTTTATTGTCTTATAATAAATTTGGGGTATAGATTATTTAGTCTATCACAAACCATATGGAGAGATAACAATGCCACTAAGTCAAATCTACGCTGCTAAAGTTAATGGAACAAATTATAGTACAGTTCCTCCTAATGTAAAAGGTAGTGGTGCTGGCGGTAACGGCGGTGCCGCAGCAAAGGTTGGAACATCAAGTACCAAACTAGATAATGTTGGTGTTTCACGATATAACAAAGAGGTTTTTGCCTCAACAGTATTAAACGATGATGTCTCGGACAAGGCTGTTAGTGCTGGTACTTTTGCCTATAATAATCAGTCTCCAGTAGCTAAAAAGGTAACAATATCATTAGCTGGTGTTAGCAATACTGTTCTTCGTAGTGCTGCTGATCAACCAGGACTGATCAGAAGTATTCATAAAAGAGAAGCATACAGGGTTGTAAAAAGAGCAACTGCTTTTAGAAAAGGTTATTGGGATCCATTTTACGGTAAGTTTGAAGTTTATGGAACATATTCAAGATCAAGCTCCACTGTAACAGTAACTGCCCCAAATCATGGATTAGCAAATGACGATTATGTTTATCTTAATTTTACAAGCGGTGCCGCAACAGACGGTAATTTCCAAGTTACTGTTGTTGATGCTAATTCATTCACAATAACACACGGAACTTCTGGTAGCACAAGCGGTAATGTTACCGTAGTTGGTCCAGCAACAGCCACAGAAAATCCAGGTAACGACGTTGCTGCAACACCAACACGTAGTGCTCCTGGTCAATTGGTATTTTTAAGCAGTGGAGCCCACCTTGAAAGAACTAGGGATTACAAGAGCAAAACAGGCTGATAGTTTAAGTTACAATTCGACACATAATAAGCCAATGATACTATAATGTGTCGTTGGCTTATTTTATAATAGGGGTTATAATATGTCAGAATCAATTGTTCATTTTTGGGAAAGCATAGCCACAACCTGTATTGGAATTATCATAACTCTTATAGGTTTTTGGTTTGCTATTGGTAAAAATATGGCGACCAAAGCAGAAGTTATTGAGATGGTAGAAAGTAAAAGCCCATATTTACAAGATAGACAATTTATTATGGAACGACTAAATAGTAATAAAGAGATACAATCTCGCTTTCGCTAATGCTTTGCAAAGAAATACAGAAGTGCTAAATGAACTGAAAGTACAAATAGCAACTCTTGGAAAAACTTTAGAAGCATTGGAGGAAAGAATAGAAAGAAACTAAAAAAATATGTCATTCAACATAAAATTTAAAAGAGGAACAGCATCAGAGTGGAATAATTCAGCATATCCTTCCGGCGTTGTTTTATCCCTAGGAGAACCAGGATACGAAAAAGATACTGGAAAATTAAAAATAGGAAACGGAAGCACACCCTGGGCATTATTGCCATATGTTGGTGCTGACGATGAAATTATCAGAGATTTGGTTGGAGGATTTGTACAACAAGGGAGCGGTGTTAGTATTGTTCATGATGATAATGCTAATACTTTAACAATAAATGTTAGTGGCTTAGATAGTTCATATATTGGCGACTTCAACGAGGCTGTTGATGATCGTGTTGGTAGCGGACTGTTTGTTGCTGGCACTGGAATATTTCTGTCTTACAACGATATTAGTAATTCATTTATCGTTTCCACCACTGGTGTTAGTTTAATTGGACATTCTCATACTAGTAGCAATATTACAGATTTTACCGCATCGGTAAGCGGATTGCTTCCAGTAAAAGATTTGGTTGGTTCAGGCTATGTATCCGTTAGCAATGTTGCTGGAACATATACAATAGGTGTTACCGGATTACAACCTAGCGGGAATTATAGTATTGTTGGCCACACTCATACAACATCAGATATAACTAATTTTAATAGTGGCGTGAGCGGATTATTACCAACCGTTGCGAATAGTGGAGATAACAGAATATTAACAAGTACAGGATCTATTAACGGAATCAATGGTGAAAGTAATCTGACATTCAATGGAAATCTGCTGAATGTTAACGGTAGTGGATCATTTGGTAGCGGTATTAGTGGATCAATATTAAATATTGATAATATTAGAATAGATGGTAATAGTATTTTTGCTACAAATAGTAATGGATCTTTACATATCGTGCCTACTGGTACTGGATCCTTACAAGCAGATATTGCTGGAAATATTAGAGGACAATATTCTATAGATTTACAAAGATCAAGAAATGATATGAATCAGGTTACTGAGGGCAACTACAGTGTAATGTGCGGAGGATCAAATAATAGAATACAATCAAATTATAGTTTTATTGGTGCAGGATATAATAATCAAACACTATCCAATAGTCATTATAGCGTAGTTGTTGGCGGTGAATCAAATTTTGTTGGACCGCAAAGCGTTGTAGTTGGAGGGTATGCAAACATAGCAAATGGACAGTATGCAACTATTGTAGGTGGACAATCAAACTATTCTTCTACAAACTATACCTCTGTATTAGGTGGACTAAATAATCAAGTTTATGGAGATTATGGTTTTATAGGTGGAGGAAAAGCAAATCAAATATCGTCATATTCACCATACAGCTCTATTATTGGAGGAAGCGGCAATTATATATCCTCATACTCAGATTATTGTACAATTTTAGGCGGTTTAGATAACTATATTACAACCTATGCAAGTGGTGTTACAATTGGAGGTATTTCTGGTGTTGCCTCTCTACACTGCGAACAAACTTATTCTGCTGGTTCATTTAATACCGCTGGAGATGCTCAAACAAGAAAATTTATACTCAGAGGAAGAGATAATACTTCATCAACAGTTAATCTAAAATTAGACGGCAATACATCTGGATCCCAGTATCTCTATGTTCCTCCATGGACAAGTTGGTATTTTACTATCAAAGTTATTGGTAGACGCAACGGAGCATGGGGAAGTAGCTCAACATCAAATTTCGAAAGCGAAACCGCCGCTTATAGATTTGAAGGAGTTATTGAAAATAGATCCAATAATGGATTTAGTAATTGCGTTATACTACCAGATGCAAATTCTATTAAAACAGTTATTCATGAAGATGATGCTGGTTGGGATTGTAATATAAGCATTCAGCAAATATCAAATGATCCGTATCTAAATATCACTTGTTCAGTATAATAACGCAGCAGAGGATGTTTATTGGGTCGCAACGGCCGATATTGTTCAACTAAGTGTTCCAATTCAAGGGCCAGTTGGAATATTAACATGTGGATTTATAGAGTCAATAAATGGAATATTTAATTCTGCTGGATTCTATAATAATAGAGAATACTACACACTTACAACCTCGTCCACATATTACCTGTTCTGGACCGGAACAATATACTCAATAGCCACATCATTAGGAGGATCGTCACTATATGAGGCTTCTGATTATGTAACCAATAATTGGACACAAACAGGTGGTGCTGGATTAGGCGGTGACACATACGACTATTCTGTTACATCAATTTGTCCCTCAAATATTTCCTCTTCTAGTCAAGGAAGTTCTGTAAACAGTAGTAGTAGTAGTAGTAGTAGTAGTAGTAGTAACTAAATAAATTCGGTGTATATATATACTATCTTTAATATTTATTAAAAAGGAATACTAATATGGCCAATGATATTCAAGCAGCAGTTAGTGGCGAATCAGTAAAAAACGGAACAGCGCTAGTGTCTTGTACTCGCACGGGCGAATATTCGACAATAGAGACTTATGTTAAAAATTCTCCTACAATTGCTGATATTGAAAGTAAATATGATGCTAGATTTGATGATCCTCGCTACTACTCTGGAGATAGTGCTTCATGACAATAAAAGCTGGGTATAAAACTAGCGAATTTTGGTTCACATTAGTCAGCTTTATATTTAGTGGACTATATTTAACAGGACTATTAAAAGAAAATGAACAAAAAGAAGAATTAATATCTGTAGTATCCCATGCTGTTGAAAGCATAATTCTTATTAGTGGACAAGTATGGATATTAGCTAAATATATTAAAGGTCGTAATGAAGTTAAAAAAATAGTTGAAACAGAAAAATTAGTATCTGTAACGCCATCCGAATCAAAGGAGAATAATGATGACAGTAAAAGAACTAGTGCTAGAACAAGCAGAAAAAACAAGTCTCGAACTAAAGCAGTCGCTAAAAAATCTAAAAGCGTAGCCCTAAGTGAAGCTTGGAAAGCATTACAATTAGTTGTAGCTAGTACAGTACAAATTATAGAAGTCATAGCAAAAGATTTAGAAGGAAAAGATAAGAAAGCTATTGCTATAGAATATATAAATACTTTTTATGATACCACTTTCTCTATAATAGACATTCCTCTTGTTCCTAATCTTTTGGAACCTATCATACATAGCTATGTGAAAAAAGTACTTATGATTCTAGTTTCATCTAGTATAGACGCAACAGTTTCAATTTTTAGACAAACAGGAATTTTCCTACAGAAAGGTAAAGTATGAATTACGCTCAGAGTTTTGAAGAATTTGCATCCCTCTCTTGGGCCAACGGACTTAGCCCTATATGCTGGAGCAGCACTTATAGCATGGGTTTTATTTAAGGATAGACTAAATCCTGTTTCTTTAGTGGTTAAACAATTAGTAGATAAGATTTATGGATTGCTTGGCTCAAAGCCGGGCGTTGCAAAACCTGTTCCTGCGGCAACTAACAATAGTGTTGGGATTGAAACAAAAGAGGATGTATTTTTTGAACTAGTCACTAGTTGGAAAAAAACAAGAGATTTGGCGGTTAAAGCACAATGCACAGAAGCAATCAAGGTTGCTGATCAAATGTTTCCTTATCTTAGTCCAGTAGTTTGCAATGAGGAAAAGGTATGAACAATAAGGTATTACTAACTGTTGGGATTGGTCTGCTTCTTTTAGGATTTTTTCAACCAAAATTAAGTTTTCCAATTAATAATCCAGATAATAATTCTATTGTTGTAATTACTCCTCCGCAGGATGTTCAACTAAGAGATAAATGTAAATTAGTTGTTGATATTTTGGAAAACGGATCTGGTGATAGAAAACAAGACGGAGCTAGACTTGCAGATTTGTACATGGATTTATCAACTTTAATTGAACTAGATGGTGATAATGAAGTGATCAAAACAACAGAAGAACTGAGACAAGCAAATTCTCTAAGTGGTCCGATGTTAAGAATGAATATAAAGGTAAATATCCGGGATTAAGCGATGCTGCTGAGGCGGTTATAACTAGCCAAATCGGTAATGATATAGTGCCTTTAGATACTGAACTTAGAAAAAAGGCTGCCGAAGCTTTTAGAGCATTAGGATGGGCTTTTAATGAGGGGTCCAAGTAATGCCTAGATTATCTCCAAATGATCTTTATAATGAATATAGAAAAGGTTTTCAGGGATGTTTATGGGAAGAGCATGTTTATGAACAATTATTAGAAAATTCTAAGTATGCTTATTTTGGAGATGGAGCAAAAAAATTAAAAACAGTGGCAAGGGGAAACTTAGTACTCCTTACAAAAGCGTTTTAAAATTTGATAAGAATCCTTATAATGAAAGACAAACCACTGGAGATTGTGTGTCCCACGGAACACGAAACGCTTGTGATGTTAGTAGAGCAGTAGAAATCGATGTTAATAAGGAAAGAGAAGGATGGGTAGCACGAGGCGCTACTGAGGCTATCTATGGCGCTAGAGGTCATGGTGGACAAGGTATGAGTTGTGCTAGGGCGGCTACGTTTGTTAGTCAAAGTGGTGGTATTCTGGTTAGAAAAAATTATAAAGGTGTTATAGATCTATCCAAATACAATGGTAATATTGGCGCTAATTGGGGAAGTAGGGGCTTACCTGATCCAGTAATAGATCTCTCGAATGATCATCAAATTAAAACTGTCAGTCTTGTTAAGACTATAGAAGAAGCAAGAGATGCTTTAGCTAATGGTTATGGTTTAGCGGTTTGCTCTAGTTATGGTTTTAGTAATAAACGAGACAAGAATGGTATTGCTAATACTAGTGGTAGTTGGGCTCATTGTATGGCCTGGATAGCGTGTGACGATACCGGAAGCGAACCATTATTTTTAGTACAAAATAGTTGGGGTAAATGGAATGATGGTGGTCATCCAACGTGGGGTCCAATTCCAGACGGATCATTTTTAATCAGAGCAGAGGTTGCGGCAGGGATGTTGGCTCAAAATGGATCGTATGCGTTTAGTCAATTCGATGGTTTTCCTGTTCAAAAACTTCCTTCTTATGGTTTTGAGGATTATTTATGAGATTAATAGACAAAATAGCACTAAATAGATTATTAAGTATAATAGCTAGTTTTATACTAGGTATTATTAAGATATTATCTCCAAAAAGTGTAGAAGAAATAGATAAACCAAAACCAAAGAGAAAGATTCTGCCCTGGAGAAAAAATGATGAATAAGTCTTTATCTGTATTATTGGCTACTTCTATTTTTTTAGTATCAAATTACGGATATAAAGGATCATCAACCGCTGTTGTTTCTTTAGTTGGTGGAATTATTAAAGCCAAACATATTGATAAAGAAAAAAAGTATCCACGTAAAGAATGTCCAGTATGTAAAGGAACAGGAAAGTATCTTAGCGGAGATGGAATAAAAATGGTTGACTGTGGATATTGTGAGCCAGAAACTAAAAGTGAAATAACGCATCCCGAAATTAAACTTTATGGGGATAATAAAACTTGTGATAATCCAAATTGTAAATGTAAAAACTGTAAATGTAAAAATTGCGGATGCGTACCATCAGTCGAAAGGTAGTATATGAAAAAAATTTAGCATTAGAAAAAATTGCCAAAAAAGTTTTAAACAATATGCAATTACCTACAGAGAAAGAATATAGTATTGATCCAATTACAATTATATTAGTTATTAGCGTGATACTTACATTAATAAGAGTGATTCAAGAGTGTAGGAAAAATCGCAAACTAATTAAAGATAAAAATGAATATGTTTTCTCTATGAAGAAAGATATTCAGGAAGCTATACTCAAAGATTCATGGTTAAACAGATTAAGACTTCAAAGGATTATCAAACAAAATCTTAGTAAAGATCAATACAAAGCCTATGGGAAGGCTCTACAGTACAGTATAATGGGAACTGGAATTAATCTCACGGAGGATGAAGTATACACTTTAATGGAGGCAGCAAACGATGCTTAGTTTATTAGTATGGGTTGTATATGGTCTTCTAGTTGGAAGTATTTCCAAGGCTATAGTACCTGGCGAAGAAAATTTCGGATTTGTTAAAACAGTGTTTTTAGGTATAGCCGGCTCATATATGGGCGGAGCAATACTATATCTAATCGGACAATATCAAACAATAACACCAGCAGGAATACTTATGGGAGTTGCTGGATCGATATTGAGCCTAGTACTGTACAACAAACTCACAAAAAATAACGCTTGACCTAAACCACAGATTCTGTATCATATTGGTATGAACAGACCATCATGGACAGATTACTTTTTAGGATTGGCTAAAGTTGTTTCTCAACGTAGCCACGATCTTCAAACACAGCATGGTTGCGTAATTACGGACCAAAACAATCGAATCCTAGGACTAGGATATAATGGTTTTCCAAGAGGATTAGACGATAAACTACTTCCAAATACTAGACCAGAAAAATATCCCTGGATGATACACGCGGAACGAAATGCTCTTTCTAATTGTATAATTAGACCAGAAAATGGAGTTGCATATGTTACCGGTCAATGCTGCAACGACTGTATAATGGCGCTGTGGCAAGAAGGTGTGTCTACAGTTATTATGTCTAAAAATCATGGTACACATTTATTTGACAATGAAGCACAAAAAGATTTGATACTTTTGTGTCTATGAGTGGTATTAGTATTCAATATGTTGAAGCAAATCTTTCTTGGCTGAAACATCTGTGTGGTGTATTATGATATACAAGATTGTATTTTATATAATGTTATTAATTTATTTCTACAATAGTATTGCCGGAAATATAGAGATGCAACAAAAATCTTTTCAAGCATTGGTAATACTAGCCTTACTCGATATTCTAGATAGGAGATAAAATGTCTGCACTTCAGGAGCTTCAGAATTATACGTTTGTTAGCAAGTATGCCAGATGGATACCAGAAAAAAATCGCAGAGAAACATGGAAAGAAGCTGTTGAGCGCGTAAAAAATATGATGCATACAATGTATGCTGATAAAAATATTTCTGAAGAGATTAATTGGGCATACGATATGATGTATAAGAAAAAGTTCTTGGAAGTCAAAGAGGACTACAATTTGGTGGAGACCCTATTCTTAAACGTCATGCTAAAATTTATAATTGTACAAGTTCATATTGTGATCGCTTAAGATTCTTTCAAGAATGTTTCTGGTTGCTGTTATGCGGCAGCGGAACAGGATTTAGCGTACAAAAACATCATGTTGCTAAACTTCCAACATTAGAACACAATGTCGAAAGCGGAGAAGGAACTAAATATGTTATTGAAGATAGTATCGAAGGGTGGGCGGATGCTCTAGGTGTTCTTCTTAGTAGTTATTTTAGCAAGCCCATAGAAGAATTCAAAATGTATAAAAATACATATGTTGTTTTTGATTATAGCAATATCAGACCCAAGGGCTCCGATTTAAGTTCTGGTGTTGGCAAAGCTCCTGGATTTGAACCATTAGCAAATGGTTTAGAAAAATTCGAACATTATTAGATCGTTGTATTTCGAATGGCCAAAAAAACTGCGTCCAATTGATGCTTATGATATTGTGATGCATAGCAGCGATGCTGTATTAAGTGGTGGTGTTAGACGATCAGCCAGTTTAGCATTGTTTAGTCCAGACGATGAGGAAATGGCCAAAGCTAAAACTGGTAATTGGTATATGGAAAATCCACAAAGAGCACGAAGCAATAATTCTGCTTTATTACTAAAAGAAGAAACAACATTTGAAGAATTCAAAACATTGATGGAGAGCGTTAAAGAATTTGGCGAGCCAGGATTTATTTGGAGCGATTCAACAGAAATGACATTCAATCCATGTGTGGAAGTTGGTATGTGGCCCGTTGATGAAGAAAGTGGCAAAAGTGGCTGGCAAGGATGCAATCTGTCAACTATTAACTGTTCATCAATAGAGGACGAAAATGATTTTTATGATCGTTGTAAAGCTGCGGCAATTATAGGCACACTACAAGCCGGATTTACTAAATTAGATTATCTTGGAGAAATTAGTTGTAAAATCTTTGAAAGAGAATCTCTTCTAGGTGTGTCTTTAACAGGAATTATGGAAAAACACGATTTGGTTTTATCAGAAAAGGTATTAAAAGCCGGAGCTAAAATAGCTGTTGAAACTAATAAAGAAATGGCTAAAAAGCTTGGCATTAATCAAGCCGCACGCGTAACTTGTTTGAAGCCAGAAGGAACAAGTTCAAGTATGCTTGGAACAAGTTCCGGTATCCATCCTCATCACGCTAAAAGATATATTAGACACGTACAAGCCAATGTTTTAGAAGCTCCTTTCCAACACTTCAAAAATTATAACCCACAAGCGTGTGAAAAGTCTAGTTGGTCTGCTAACGACACAGACGAAGTAATTAAATTTCCGATAGAAGTACCAGATGGAGCAAAATTAAAAAACCAATTACCGGCTGTAGATATGTTATCTATAGTCAAAGACACACAAAAGAATTGGGTTTATTCTGGTAAAAATAAAAATTTGTGTACTCAAGAATATTTAAGTCATAATGTTAGCAACACAGTTACTGTAAAACCAGATGAATGGGATGATGTGACTAAATATATCTATGACAATCGCAGGTACTTTGCTGGAATAAGTTTGATTCCTCAAAGTGGAGATAAAGACTATCCACAAGCACCATTCACAACCGTTTATACAAGCAGAGAGATAGTTAAAGAATACGGAGATCCAGCACTATGGTGTTCTGGTCTTATTAGAATTAGCACTAAATGCTTTCAATAACAATCTTTGGGCTGCTTGTGATTATGTTAATATGAATCAGGCGAAAGAAACAGATTCTAAAGACAAACTATTATTTATTACAAAGATGAAAAATTTTGCTGGTAAATATTTTAATGGAGATATAAAAAGATTGACCTATTGCATGAAGGATGTATACAACTGGAAAATATATTGTGATTTATATGATACATATAAAAAAGTAGATTATACACAACTTTTGGAAACAGAGGACAACACTGCTGGAATAGAAGAAATTAGTTGTGCTGGTGGGGCGTGTCTAATTTAACTATCCTCAGCGGAGAAATAAACATTGAGAAATAATAAAAATAAAAGAAGATAAAATCTATAGATGCCACAAATGATTTAAAACCAATTGGAGCAGCATATCGAAATAGATTAAAGCCTAGAACACCAAATCAAACAGAATGTATAAAAACGATTGCTGATAATACTATAACATTTTGTCAGGGTGTTGCAGGAAGTGGTAAAACACATTTGGCTATAGGTATGGCTTTGGAATATTTGTTAGAAGATAAAGTTAATAAAATTATTATCACCAGACCGGTTGTTGAAAGTGGAGAAAAAATAGGCTACCTACCAGGAACTGCTGAAGAAAAATTGCACCCATATTTATTACCAATCTTGGATGAAATAAATCATTTTATTCCTATGAGTAATTATGCAACTTTAAAATTAAATAACAAGATCGAAATAGTTCCATTAGGATTAATGAGAGGACGTAACTTTCACAATGCTTTCATAGTAGCGGACGAGTGCCAAAATGCTTCATACGACCAATTAAAAATGTTATTGACACGCATTGGTATGAACAGTAAAATGGTTTTGACTGGGGATATAAGTCAGTCAGACCTACACAGAAGTATGCGTGGAGGCTTTATGGATCTAATAAAAGCTTTATATGGAATAGAGAACATAGGAATATGTCAACTATTTAATAGTGATATTATACGTAATCCTATTATAGGGAAAATTTTAACACGCTTAGAGTCTTGTGAGAACGAGAGTGCGAACCAATAAATGTCTGGTACTAAATGCCGATTATTCTCCGTTATCCATTATAACTTGGCAAAAAGCTATAATATGGAATATGAGATACGAAGACAATCCAAAATATGGTGTAGAAATTATTGATTTTTATAAAAATGATTATATTCATGGAACCAATAATAAAAATATCCTATCCCATGTATTGCAAAAACTAAAAGGTTTTTCAGATGTACCAAACAAAGCGTAACGTTTTCTAGAAAAAATATTTTTGTTAGAGACGATCATAAGTGTCAATATTGTTCTAATAAATTTTCTATAAATGAATTAACATACGATCATGTTATTCCAAAATCTCAATGGAATTACGATAACGGATCCCCAACATCATGGACAAATATAGTTACCGCTTGTATTGGTTGTAATAGAAAAAAGGGTAACAGAACACCAAAACAGGCTAATATGCCACTCCTAAGTTTGCCTATAAAACCACAAAAACACTGAAGTACTTGCCAATAGCCCACCACCTGTTTAAAATAAAAGATGAGATACCGGAGGAATGGTTGATATATTTACCAGAATCTTATGCCCAATTATAGTTATTTTTGCGAAAACTGTGAACTAAACTTTGAACTATTCTTTTATATAAGAGACTATATCGATAAGCCGAAATGTCCAAATTGCAAGAATAACAAAAAAACATCAAGGGATTATATTTCAGATGTGGCAACCCAAGCATCGTCTGTTAAAAAGAGTGATTCGGAACTTAAAACCATAGGGGATTTGGCACTAAGGAATAGAGATAGACTAAGCGATGATGAAAAACAATCTCTACACGCTAAGCATAACTCATATAAAGATAATAAAATAGAAACAAAACCACTACCAAAAGGTATGACCTATACACAAAAACCTAAAACCAAACACAAATGGACATGAAAGGATAAATATGGAAAATTTTATATTTTCTCAGTCAATCGACAGACCAGAGGCTAATGAAGAATATTATACTCTAATAGGTATGGAAGATTTTTTAGACGATAAGCATTTACCAAGACTAAAAGATGTAAATGATAACACATTCGCTAAAAAATTACCAGAGATGACGGATCAATTAGATATAGTATAAAATTGAACTCCAACGGAAAGTTCCACAATCCTGTTGCAATGTATCAAGATAATAAAATCAAACATTTCTGGATAGAGTTTGTAGATCTTCTGACAAATTTAGAAATGTAAGTTATAAGGTTTTCGATTTATACACTAATTTTTTAAAGACTAAAAACATAGCATGGCTCAATAATGCTGAAAGGGAGGCTTCATAATGGCTAAATTAAGTAAAGCAAATAATTATGCGATATTATGGTTAAATAGTAAGGGTAATTCACCAGAACAGATAGCTGAAGAAATTATCTTTGGAAGTTAAGCAAGTAAGTAATGTACTTGAAAAACAAAATCAAGCATCTGATAATCCTAATATTAAAACATCTTCTTCTGTTGTTGGAGATAAAAGAAAAATCTTATGATTATGGAAACGTCAGTTAGGAAAAACAAATCCGTTGCAATTATGACCAAAGATGGTTCTGCAATAGGGGATGAAAACCGAAAAAAGATATCAAATAGAAATAATAACAAGAACATTTTTAAGCCGAGAAGCTAATGGAAAATATAGAGCAAAACACTAATCAACAACAACTTTCTGATATAATATCAGAAGAAGAAATTGAATTATTTTATAAACTACTTCCAAAAATGCAAGAGGCTCAATTTTTTCTAGAATCTATAAATAATCCAGAAGAACCAGAGGGTACAAGTCAATCGGATAAACCTAGTCCGTACATTCTGGAAATTGATACAAACTGTAAAGTATTTAAAAAAGGTAATACTGCCACGGTAGCGCCTGAAATAGAATATCATGAAAATAAAAAATTTTACATAGACTTTATTGTGATCCGACTACAAATCCTTTATAGAAACATTTTTTGGTAATATGCAAAAATTCTTGACTCAAACTTGCAATGATCTATATAAATCTAATGACCAATCAAAAGAAAACACAGACAAATAAATATCTTTCCAAGTATTCTAATGGTAAATTAGTTTCTGCTTCTCAATATATAACAGAAATTATATGCGAACATTTAGCCATTAAAAACAAAAAAGATTTACACTACAGGTTTTGGCTCAACAAAGAATGGGAAAAATTTTATAAATCACAAATATTTTCTGCTAATAAACTTTTAAAACAGTATAGTGATAAGGCTATAATAGCAGCATTGAAAACATCACAAGGACAAAAAATTTATTCATTGAGAGCGCCACACTTATTGGATATTATAGTTAAACAAGAAGAGATTCTAAAAAATAAAAACACCGAGAATACTATTTTTATAGAAAGAAATACAACAAGTAAAGGTGTTAAAAATTCTAAAACAACCAACATTTTTGATAGACTAAAGGATATAGATAATGAGCATTAAAGACAGTGTTAAAAAAGATTTTGGTGATGAAATTATATTGTCTGCATCTTCTGTTGTTGACAAAGAATCCATAGTTATTCCTGTTAGCCCAGCATTAGATATGATCCTGGAGGAGGAATACCAGAGGGAAGTTTTGTGGTTTTAACCGGCCAACCTAAATGCGGTAAAACAACAACCTCTTTGGATTTTGCGGCAAATGCACAAAAGCCAGAATACGGCTCAGGATCATATAAAGATGGTCGTATGGTTTATTATTTAAACATAGAAGGCCGACTTAAAAAAAGAGATCTGGAGGGAATACCGGGTTTAAACCTGGAGAAATTTGACGTTATTGGATCGCAAACAGGAAAAATTCTTAGAGCAGAAGAATATCTTCAAATTGCTGAAAGAATTATTAACCAAGAACCCGGATGTGTTGTCATAATAGACTCATATTCTGCTCTATGTACTGAAGCAGAAATTACATCAGATATGGATAAGATGCAAAGAGCAGACGGGGCTAAATTACTAGCTAAGTTTTGTAGAAAAGTTGCTAACGTTATTCCTGTAAACAAAAACATAGTTATAGGGATTACTCATCTAATGGGCAATCCAACAGGATATGGTGCAGAATTTAAAGAAAAAGTGGACAGGCTATAGCATATCAGACAGATATAAAAATTAGAGCAAAGTCTTTCAAGCCTTGGCTGTTGGGAACCGATAATACTCAGATAGGTCAAGAGGTTGAATGGCAAACTATGTGTTCTGCTCTTGGGCCTCCGGGCGGACAAATCACTAGTTATATAAGATATGGTCAGGGTATTGATAAGCACACAGAATTAATTACTATTGGTTGTGATTTAGGATTAATCAATAAATCTGGAGCGTGGTATACTCTTTCATTTTTGGAAGGAGATAAAACAAAATTTCAAGGCACAGAAAAAATCAGAGCGTTCTTGTTGCAAAATCAAGACGCATATGATAAACTGTATGCAGAAGTTAAAAATATTATAGGAAATAAGTAATGCAAGTTAGGGATCTTGACGGAAATACAAATAATTGGTCATTTGCTAAAAATAGTTCTGTTAGTAATTCATTTAATAAATCTAGTTTACATTTATTAGCAAGACAAATTATAAAAGAGATTTTTCCTACTATGCAGAGTTTGGAAGAGGTTACGGTTCACATAAGAAAAAACCAAATAGCGTATCTTGACTTTTTCATACCTCTGGTTAAACTATGTATCGAGGTTCATGGTGAACAACACTACAAATTTACTCCGTTTTATCATGCAAATGCGTTAGCTTTTGCCAAAGCAAAAAAGAGACCAAGAAAAAAAGAGTGGTGTGAAATTAATAATATCAAATATATAGAACTGCCATTCAATAAAACAGAAGAGTGGGCGCAATATGTCAAAAACAGCTAAAGAAGAAATGCAGAATTGGGATACGATTCTAGATGAATACGAAAATTCATTAGGACTAGGAAAATATATTGCCCAAAATTCATATTTAACAGAGTCCGAACTACAGCAGTATTTATCCATGAACAGGGAGGCTTTAGAAAAGTTGTCTCCGGAAGACTGTGGTAATATAGCATATAGGTTAGGACAGTACGCTTTTTTTATTCAAAGAACTATAAATAGAGAAATAGCAAGATACAATTGGGCTGACGAAACTATCAAAGAAACAATAGCAGATGAAATCAACAACTACAAAGGTTATGGGTATGTTGAGAAAGCTGGCCAAGCAATAAAACATAACGATAAGGCCACATCATTAAATAATATTAAAAAATATGCCAAACAAAGAACAGACAGACTGTCTTATCTGGCTAATAGTATTAAAAATTTATCAGATATTATTTTATCTATACAAAGAAATAAGGTGAAGAATGGATCTTGAAAATTTAAAAAATAATCCAGAACAAATAAAAGGACTAATTGCTTTATTGTCATCGCTATTACCGGACACAAATGAAGAAGAAGATATTGTTCCAAAATTAAATAGTAATATCAAAACAAACAAGTCAAAAGCCAAAGGTAGTTCAATCAATCTGTTTGATAAGATGTCAGAAAAAATCTCCATAAAGAGGACGTTGAAATAGATCAAAAACTATCTAAAGTTCCACCAACAGAAAGAAATAGACAATTTTCTCACATAGAGTTAACCTGTAGGTGTTGTGGAAAAAAGAAAAATGCAATCCAGCAATGGTTCTAGATAAAACAAGATACAAATGCAACAAATGCTCAACCTCTGCTGGATAATTAATAAATGAATATCCTATTCGACCCATCTGCTGAAAGAGCAGTCTTATCCATATTATGTCAGTATGGAGAAAAAGCATATCTGGAAGTTGCAGATATTTTAAATGAAAATAGTTTTACAATAGATAGTAATATTATTATATACAAATGTTTAAAAAAGATATTTGTTGACCATAATTGTCAATCAATTGATATAGCCTCTATCTTCTCCGCAGCCAAAGAATTAGATTTAGACTATGTTTTGCAGAAAAAAGAGGAGACGCAACACCTAAAAGCAATCTTGGATTTTCCTGCAAATTTTGATAATCTATTACAGTTTGCTGCGAAGATTAGAAAATTAGAAATAGCCAGAAAATTACATAAAAAATTAGACGATATAAAAAATAATGTGCTTAATGTTACGGGATCCGAACCCATTTCTCATATAATGAGTTTGGTTGAAGAACCAATATTAAACTTTAGCACATCTATGGAGGATCAGGATAGTAGTCCTATACAAATTAGTGATAATCTAGAAGAATATATAGAAGACTTAATAGCTAATCCAATAGATCAGGTCGGTATTTCTACAGGATTTCCGGCATACGATTTTGCTATTGGTGGTGGTTTAAGAAAAAGTACTATCAATGTTATTGCAGCAAGACCAAAGACCGGTAAAACTCTGTTATCTGATAATATGGGTTTTTATATTGCAAATAAATTAAAAATACCGGTGTTGAATATGGATACAGAAATGACTAAAGGAGATCATATTCATCGCATATTAGCAATGATGACAGAGATAGAGATCAATAAAATTGAAAGCGGAAAGTTTGCACAAACACCATCCTTAAAAAGAAGATAGAAGATGCTGTTAACGATTTAAAACAAACACCATTGTTTCACAAGTCTATCGCTGGTAAATCTTTTGATGAGCAATTGTCTATTATGCGAAGATGGATAATTAAAGAAGTAGGATTGAATTCAGACGGCACAGCAAAACCCTGTGTAATTTTTTATGACTATCTAAAACTTATGGATAGTGCTGGTATAAGCCAAGATATGAAAGAATACCAAGTTCTTGGTTTTATGATGACCACATTACATAATTTTGCCTGTAAATATCAATTACCAATCGTGGCATTTGTGCAATTAAATAGAGACGGAATAACAAAAGAAAGCACAGACACAGCGAGTGGATCAGATAGAATTATATGGTTGTGTAGTAATTTTTCTATATTTAAAAGAAAAAGTGATGAAGAAATTGCAGAAGATGGACCAACAAACGGAAACAGAAAACTTATACCATTGATTAGTAGACACGGGGCAGGACTTGAGGATAATGATTATATCAATTGTCACATGAAGGGTTGGTGTGCAAAAATTACTGAAGGAAAAACCAGATTGGAGATTGTAAATGGAAAAGATGATGAAGATGGGTTCGAAGTTAAAGATGAAGAAAACATTCCATTCGATTGATCAGCAAAAGTTAAAAATTTTGTGTGATCGTTTATGCGATAATATAACCGATTTATTGGACTATTTTGACCTTGAGTATAAACAAAACAGCAAGTTCATAAGTATGCCCTGTCCAATACATGGTGGAGATAATGAGTCCGCAATTAATCTATATTATGTTGGAGAGTCATATAGAGGAAACTGGAAATGCAGAACTCATCAATGCGAAAAACATTTTAAAGGATCAATAATAGGTTTTGTTAGAGGAATTTTATCTCATAAAAAATATGATTGGTCATGTGACGGAGATGAGACAGTAAGTTTTTCAGAAACACTTAAGTTTTTAACAGATTTTGGTAAGATTAATCTAAGAGATTTAAAGATATCAAATAAAGAAAAAGAAAAAATAACTTTATTAATAGTCTAAATATACTTAACACAAAACAAACAGCTACCACGAATCATCCTAATAGAAATCAAGTAAGAAAATTATTAAAGATACCTAGTCCGTATTTTATATCTAGAGGATTTGATCCAGTAATATTAGATAAGTATGATGTTGGAGACTGCGAAGCAGCAAACAAGGAAATGTCTGGAAGAGCGGTGGTTCCTATTTACGACACAGATTATCAGCACATGATAGGGTGCAGTGGTAGATCAGTATCTGATGAATTAAAACCAAAATGGAAACACAATAAGGGATTTTCTGCTGAGAATTGTTTGTATAACTTTTGGTTTGCTAAAAAATATATTAAAGAAAGTAGAACCGCTATTATTGTTGAAAGTCCTGGTAATGTTTGGAAACTAGAAAGTAATGGCATACACAATGCCGTAGCTATATTTGGATCTAATCTGAATGACAAACAAAAGATGTTGCTAGATACTAGTGGAGCCATGACTCTGGTAATTATTACCGATTCTGATGATGCTGGCATGAAAGCAAGAACACAAATTGACAATAAGTGTAAAAAAATATATAATATACAACACATTCATATATCAAAAAACGATATAGCAGAATTATCTAATGAAGAAATTAAAAGAACAAATCATATCGAAAATAAATACATGACAAAAATCATATCATTCGCTGGAAGAAAACAATCTGGCAAAACAACCTGTTCCGAGTTTGTATCCAAACAATTTGTTGGTGATGTTAAAGTATACAACTTTGCTGATCCTCTTAAAAAGGATATCTGTATTAATATACTAGGCTTAACATATGATCAGTGTTACGGTACTGATGAGCAAAAAAATGAACTTGTAAATTGTGTTTGGAATAACCAACAATTAACTGCCAGAGAAGTAATGCAGTTTATTGGGACGGATATTTTTCGCACAATGCAACAAGGCGTTTGGACAAACGCCACCATTAATAAAATACTTAAAGAAAAACCAGACATGGCTATTGTAGCGGATTGTAGATTTCCTAATGAAGTACAAGCAATAAAAAATGTTGGTGGAATAGTGATCAAATTAACAAGAAATCCATTTAATTCAAATCATGATAGCGAAACAGCTCTAGACAATGATAGATATGATCAAAATAATTTTGATCTAATTATAGATAATAAATTAATCTCTATCAATGATCAAAATTTAATTTTAAATGAGTTTCTCAGCAGCAAAGGAATATTACCATTATAATTACATATTTTAGAAGCTCATCTTACAATGCTCATTCTATGTGCGAACAGCAGTATTATTTAGAATATGTACTTGGTTGGAGAGGTCCGTCCAATAAAAAAGCTGATAAAGGAACAATAGTTCATAAAGTATTAGAATTACTTGCCGTAATTAAAAAAGCTCAACAAGATAAATTAAAGTCTGTAGAAGATGAAATTGTCGGCGAAATAGATACCAAGACCTACTCTATTGACGAACTATTTAATCGGGTATACGACTACTATACTAAAAACAATACTCATCATACATGGTTACCTCAAGACAAAAAAGATTGTTATGCATGGGTAATAAAAACTATTACTCATAATAATGGTATGTTTGATCCAAGAAATAGGACTATAGTTTGTCCAGAACAACATTTTGATATTGTTATTAAAAAGCCTTGGGCAAAGTATAAATACCAAACAGATGAAGGTATTTTAGAAGGATATTTAGCAATAAAAGGAACGATTGATCTTATAACAAAGGTAGACGATAATTTTTATGAAATTGTTGACTGGAAAACAGGAAAAAGATTAAATTGGGCCACAGGCAAAAGAAAAACTCAAGAATGTTTAGAAAATGATCCACAGCTAAGAATATATCATTATGCTGTTAGTCATTTATATCCAGATATAGAAAATATAATGGTTTCTATTAATTTTATTAATGATGGTGGTCCTTTCTCGATATGTTTTGATAAAAAAGATTTGGCTAAAACAGAATTGATGCTAAAAGACAAGTTTGAAATTATAAAAAAAGCAGAAAACCACACTTGCGAAAAACATGGATGTGTAGTAAACTATGTCACTTCGGCAAAACTACATTTGAGGACTCACACATTACCCCGCATATTGAATACAGAGATAATCAAGTATGTAAAAAGGATGCATTTATGACAAAATGCGAACAGGTTAAACACGACATAGAAATTTTAGGAATAGATACAGTGACGAGCTTATATAAACAAAATAATCACTCTTTTGGACACTATCAAGCTCCTGGCGAAATTAAATAATGAAACATTATACTCCATTGCATGTTCATAGTCACTTTTCAATTTTAGACGGATTATCTAAGCCAGAACAAATTGCAAAAAGATGTATCAAAACAGGTATTAAAACATGCGCGTTAACCGATCACGGGAACATAGCAGGTGCTGTTAAGTTCCATTCGTGCATGAAAAAAATGGAATCAAACCCATACTTGGCTGTGAATTGTATGTATGTGATGATGATGCATCAATTAAAAATAATGACAATAAAAAACTAAGCCATTTGGTTATTTTAGCTAAAAACTATGCTGGATGGAAAACTCTTATAAAGATAATATCGGAAACCAACAAACCAGAATTTTATTATTATAAACCAAGAATAGACTTAGTACGACTTGGCTCTCTGTTGGATGGAAACATAATAGGATTTGCTGGACACTTAGGATCAGTTCTAGCTAATAGTATTAGTAATTATACCGAGATAAATCCGGACTGGAAAGACATTTTAATTAATAAAGCTTCCTATCTAAAAGAAATTTTTGGTGGCTCAGATAATTTTTTTCTAGAAGCTCAATTGATGGATTGGACTAACAACCCTATGCAATCTAAAATGACGGAATGCGTTAGAAGTATTTCATCAGAAACAGGGCTTAAAGTTATATGCACACCGGATGCTCATTATGCAGAAAAAGAGGACGCTGTTGATCAAAGGATTTTATTATGTAATAATCTTAAAAACAACACTAACAGATGTTACTCAAAAATTCTAAATAATGAAGAAGTTGGTATGGAGACATTTTTTATCTCTGATAATTATCATATATTAGATCATGAAGAAATTAATCAGCTACACACAGAAGAAGAGATAGATAATACAAATTATATAGACTCTTTATGTGAAAACTATGATATTACTTCCAAGCCAACATTACCGAATTTTAAATGTCCAGACGGTTTCTCAGAAGCAGAATATTTAAGGGAACTATGTCGCAACGGATGGAAAGAAAAAATAACAGAAAAAGTCCATAATAATGAACACATGACAAATCAATATGTAGAAAGAATAAAATACGAATTATCTGTGTTACAGAACGCTGGTCTATCAAGTTATTTCTTAATCATTCAAGATATCCTACAGTATGTTCGATCTAATAATTGGCTGCCCGGTCCCGGAAGAGGTTCTGCTGCTGGGTGTATGGTTTCATATTTAGTAGGCATAACAGCGATAGATCCTATAAAATATGGATTGATTTTTGACAGATTTTATAATTCTGGAAGAAATACAGCTAATCATATATCAATGCCAGATATTGATGTTGACGTTCCTATTAACAAACGAGAAGATGTTATCAACTATATCAAAGATAAGTATGGTCATGATAAAGTTTCACAAATGATTACTTTTAATACAATGAAAGGTCGAGGAGCATTAAAAGATGTTTTAAGAGCTTATGGCAATATTACGTTTGAAGAAATGAATAATATTACTAAACATATTCCAGACGAAGCTAAAATAGCAGACGAATTGCAAGACATGAAAGAAGAATATGGAGAAGCATCAATTATTAGATGGGCATTAGAAAATAAATCAAAAGAACTATCAGAATGGTGCTATATTGATGATAATGATAATCTGGTTGGTCCACTAGCAAAAAGATTTGAGCAAGCAATAAGATTAGAAGGAACAAAAACTAATCAATCAAAACATGCTGCTGGGATAGCGATAAGTCCTACCCCTCTTGGAGAGTCTTGTCCAATGGTTTATGATAGTAAGAACGATCAAACAATCGCCGGTATGGAAATGCAAGATTTAGAAAGTCTAGGTATTATTAAATTCGATATTCTCGGTATCGCCATGCTGGATAAAATTATGACAATTCAAGATTTATTAAAAGGAGAATAATAATGAATAAATTATTTAAAGATTTAAATATTGGAGAAAAATTTACACTTAATAATGAAACATATATTAAGGCAGAGGAAGAGCGTGTTAGCTGCTGCAAAGTATTAAATGCTCTTAAAGAGGCAACAAACGAAAAGGTTATGATTACACCACTACAAGAGGTTCAGGTTAACTGATAATGAAACAATACAATAAAATTTGCGTGTTTGATTTTGAAACCGACGGTGCTGATCCATCAATATGTAGTCCTGTTCAAATTGCTGCTATTATGATCGATCCATCAAAAATGGATATAGTTCCAAATTCCGAATTCAATATCATGGTCAAGCCAGATAAGCTTGACAACGATCCTGACTTCAAGTATGATAGCGATATCCTTGGATTTCATTCAAAAGTACGAGGATGTTCTCAGGAAGATATATTAAGTTCTTGGCACAAATCTATGCCACAAAAGCAGGCGTGGACAATGTTCAATGAATACTTGGATAAATATCACTGTAGATCAACAAAAAAATCACAGTTTTCAGCACCAATTGCGGCAGGATATAACATATATAGGTTTGATTTAAAAATTGTTAATAGACTTAGCAATAAATATGGTAATGTTAATAAAGAGAGTGAATCCAATATATTTTATCCAAGAGATGTATTAGATATTATGAATCTAGTATACTATTGGTTCTTTGATGTGGAAGATATTAAAAGCTTATCATTAGATAATGTAAGAGATTATCTAGGAATATCAAAAGACAATGCACACGACGCTCTAAAAGATGTAAAAGACTGTGCTGCTATACTATTAAGATTTTTGAAACTTCATAAGAATTTGTGTAATAAAATTAAATTTAAGGACGCTTTTTTGAATGTTTAATGCTGACATATCCTCAATGGATCTTGATTGTCCAAAAACTTGGGGTTTGATTTCTAGTGGAAATACAAAAGGATGTTTCCAATTAGAATCAAGACTTGGACGATCAATGGCTAAAAAATTAAAGCCATCTAATATAGAAGAATTGGCTGCTTTAATTAGTATCATGAGACCAGGATGTATCTCCGGTGACACAAAAATATCTGTGAGAAAATATGTTCGTAAAGATGGTAGAGATAGTTATATCAATGTTAAAATAAAAGACATTGCCAATAATCCAAATCAATATCCAGAGTTACTTTCCTACGATGAAAAAAATGGCATATTTGTAACAAACCCTATGCTAAATGCATTTTACACTGGACAAAAAGAATGTTTTAAAATAGTGATTAATTCTACAGAAAGAAAAACAACCAAAAGTGGAGAAAAAGACTATAAGTTAGAATGTACAGAAGACCACAAACTTTTGACTCCGTATGGATGGAAAGAATTAAGAGATATCAATATTGGAGATAGAATCTTAGTAAGACAAAGAAGAGGTCCAATTTATAAAAAACCAGGATTTGGAACTAGGTGTTTTAGGAGAAGATGTTACAATAGATATATAGAAAAATGTATATTCTGTGATTGGACATCTGGTTCTCTTGACGTTAACCATATAGATGGTAATAGGTTTACAAATAATGATCCAGATAACTTGTGCTATATGTGTCCTAATCATCATAGACAATTTAGTGAAGGATCAATAACCATAGAAAAAGTAAATAATGCTAAAGTTAAACACAGATTACCACACACTGTTCATGGCAGATGGGTTACTTTAAAAGAGAAAATTTCCATAGGAATAAAAGATGTTTATGACATTTCTATGAAGGCTCCTCATCATAATTTTATAGCCGGCGGAGTAGTTGTACATAATTGTCTTGAGGCTATTAGAGATGGTAAAAGTGTAAGTAATCACTACATAGATAAAAAAAATGGTGAAGAAGCAGTGGATTATTTTCATGAGAGTTTAGAACCGATTCTACAAACAACATACGGAGAAATGGTTTATCAAGAACAAGCTATGGAAATAGCTCGTGTTGTTGCTGGATTCAATTTGCAAGAAGCAGATATGTTACGCAAAGCAATTGGTAAAAAGAAACCAGAAGAAATGGCTAAACTTAAAAATACTTTCGTCAACGGTTGTGAAAAAGTGGGTATTTTAAAACCAAAAGAAGCTGAAGAAATTTTTAACTGGATAGAAAAAAGTCAAAGATATTCTTTTAATAAAAGTCATGCGGTAAGTTATGCTATGAATTGTTATTTATCAGCATATGCCAAAGCACACTTTCCAAGAATATTTTTTGCGTCATATTTAAGGTTTGCTAAAGATAAAATAGATCCTCAGGCAGAAATTAAAGAACTTGTACAAAATGCAATAGAAATGAACATAGAAGTCTGCAAACCAGATATAAGACTATTAAATGAATTTGTTGAACTTAAAAATAGTAAAATATTCTTTGGATTAACAGATATCAAGGGATTTGGTAAGTCTGCGTATGATAAATTAAAAAATTTATTAAATAATAACACCAAAAATATAACAGAATACAGTTGGATGGATTTGTTATTTGTATTAAATAATATCAATTCTACAGCTAGTAAAGCTCTAATACAATCCGGAGCACTGGATCATCTAGGTATGACAAGGAACCAGATGTTATTTGAATACAATATAATAACACAATTAACCAATAAAGAATGTGAAAATTTACACAAATTTTATGATGATAAATTATCGCTCTTAAAAAATCTAGCAGTGGTATTAAATGGTAAAATTACAGCTAAACGTAAAATTGTTATAGAACAATTATCATATAGTCTGTTAAATCCTCCATACTCATTGCAAGATTCTATCGAGTGGATTGCTGATACAGAAAATATGCTTCTTGGATATTCCATTAGTTGCTCTAGAATAGATATGTATGATATCAGTATGGTTACTTGCTCTTGTAAAGATTTTAAGAATGGATATATGGCTAATAGTATTATGCTCGCAGGAGAGGTAGAAAATATACGCGTTGTAAAAACTAAAAGAGGAAAAGATGTGGGCGCGGAAATGGCTTTTGTATCAATTAATGACGGAACAGCCGTTATTGATTCTATCGTATATTTTCCAGAAGTTTACAAACAATATAGGAATCAATTATTTATTGGTAATGTGCTTATAATTAAAGGATCAAAGTCAAAAAACAAAGACGGTTTGGTTGCGGAAAAAACTTATATTCCAAAACCTTGACCAGATGTGGTGTGATTTTATAATAGTCTGTTGGTTTGGTTATTTACTTTTATTTAAAGGAGACGATATGAATATTACGTTATTGCGTGGTAATTTAACAAGAGATCCAGAATTAAGAAAACTAGAGAATGGAGACAAGAAAGTTTCTGTTGTAAACTTTACTGTTGCTGTCTCTAGGGAATACACAAAAGCTTCTGGAGAAAAGGATAAGGTTACAACCTTCATCAATTGTGAAGCATGGGATTCTGGGGCAGAGATAATTGCCGAATCATTTAAGAAGGGCGATCTGGTTATGGTTGAAGGGTCTCTTCGCAATGATAGTTGGGAGAAGGACGGTGTTAAGCACAGCACTCTACGAGTACGTGTAAACAATTTTTCAAAAATTACTAAATTATCAAAAAAGTCAGCCGATAAAGAGCCGGTAGCGTTTTGATATAAACAATAAAGATAGAGGGTCGGGGGATCTCTGATCTCCCGATTCTTTTATCTCATCATATCATGAATGAAAAACCAAAAATATTAGTTTGTTCAGAAGCTTCTAAGGTATCTTCTGGTTTTGGCGTTTACAATAAATATCTATTAGAAGGACTCTATAATAGTAAAAAATATGAAGTTGCTGAATTTGCTTCTTATGGATTGATTGGAGACAAAGACAAACACAATATTCCATGGAAATATTATCCCAATGCTATAGTTGCTGACGATCCAAGAGCACAGGAATTTAATCAAACAGCTGAAAATCATTTTGGTAAATGGCGTTTTGATAGAGTAGTATTAGATTTTAAGCCAGATATTGTGATAGATGTTAGGGATTATTGGATGAGTGCTTATCAACAAAAATCTCCTCTTAGAAAATATTTTCATTGGATATTAATGCCAACAGTCGATTCGTCTCCTCAACAAGATGAATGGCTTGATACATATATAGATGCTGATGCCATATTCACATATTCTGACTGGGGAAAAATGTTCTTCTGGATCAAACATCGAATGGTATAAATTTTGTGGACGTTGCATCTCCAGTGCTGATCTTGATGTATTTCAATACGATCCTAATAAAGGTGCTATTAAAAATGCTTTGGGTATAGATTCCAATGCGGTTATTATAGGAACCGTAATGAGAAATCAAAAACGTAAACTATTTCCAGAACTTATTCAAACATTTGATAGAATTGTAGAACAATCAATACAAAATAATTATGCAATTTAAAAACGATATAATATTATATTTACATACAAGTTATCCTGATGCTGGATGGGATATTCCTAACTTAGTTAAAAACTCAAAATTCAGTAATAGAATTTTTTCACATATAATTGTAAAAAGTGTGGAAAAGTTTTTGCGTCTAACTACAGTGGAATTCTACAAAGATGCCCATCATGTGGAACCAAATCAGCAACAATTCCTAATGTTAGTACTGGAGTTGATAGTAAGATTTTGTCCAAGATAATGAATATTTTTGACGCATATATACAGTATTCAATATGCGAAGGTTTTGGTATGCCTCAAATAGAAGCTGCTGCGTGTGGGGTTCCGGTTTTAACAATGAACTATAGCGCAATGACAGACATAATCAATAATATTAATGCTGAGCCAATAAATATTGGCACTTATTTTAAAGAACTAGAAACATCAGCAATTAGAACATATCCGGATCATGATGATACTTTCATTCAGAAAATTTTGTCTTTACTCAATATGCCAGCACAACTTAGACAACGAAAAGGGTTTTATAGTAGCGAAATCGTAAAACAAAAATATAGTTGGAAATCAACTGTAGACAAATGATTAATTATATTGATACCATAGACTATAGAAAATATCAAAAAAGATGGAAATTAAAACCAGAAATAATTCCAACTTTAGATATAAACTCTTTGCCTTCAAAGTAATACCATCTATGGTATCGTCTATATGTTACAAGAAAACCATTTAAGTAAACTTGGTCTCGTCAATGAATAACTATTGGCTTTTAAAACAAATACAAACAGCACAGGATGGATTCTATACTGTTGGTCCCGAAATAAGACCATACAGCCTAAACGATCTAATACAAAATCTTAATGTTATGATAAAAAATCATAATACAGCAGAAATTGCTAGAACAGATCCAAGCATACTAAAACCAGAAGATTATATAAATTATGCTAATTCAAAATAAAAATATACTTTACGTAGGACCATATAGACAAAAAGATGGCTGAGGCCAAGCGGCAAAAGATTATATTCTCTCATTAACAGAGACTAATAATAATATTCATTGTCAGCCCATATATATGTCTAACTCTATAGAGCAGAATATAGATAAAAATATTCAAAAACTTGAAAATAACAAATTATCTAAATATGATATTGTTATACAAAATGTGTTGCCAATGATGATGTCAAAAACTCCCCTATATAATATAGGTCTTTTATTCGTAGAAAATCAACATTTCAATTCTTTGTCTGTTTATAATTTAAATTTGATGGATGAAATTTGGGTTAGTTCAAGTCTAGAAAAACAAGTCTTATAGACGGTGGAGTTACTGTTCCGATAAAGGTTATAGGTCATCCATTACATATTTCCGGAAAAAATAACAAACAAGTATTTACCGATAATATAAAAGATTATTATAAATTTTATTTCATTGGTGAATATATACAAAGAAAAAATATTAAGGATCTAATCACTGCGTTTCATCTAGAATTTGATACCACAGAAAAAGTTTGTCTAGTGCTAAAATTATCTGGTCAAGACAATGAATTAATACAAAAAGATATACAAAATATAAAAACAAGACTAAGAACCAAAAAATACTTCAACAAAGAAATAGTAATAACAGATAGATTAACAGATGAACAACTCTCGTCCCTGCATAATAGTTGCGATTGTTTTGTTGTAACTTCATACGGAGAAGCATTTTGCAGACCTTCTGCGGAGGCTCTTTGTCATGGGAATTATTTAATATCATCATCGAACATAGGAGTATTAGACCATGTGGAAAAAGACGATGTTGATATTGTAGAATGTTACCCTAGTCCAGTTTTGTTAGATAATCCAGAAAGTATGGGAGGACTGGACATTTATAATGCTAATGAAATTTGGTATGTTCCAAATATTTTGGATCTGAGAAAAAAATGAGGTCAGCTTTTAAAAATCGTAAAAAAAATATCCATAGCGATATGTATATAAATAAATTTTCATATAAAATATAGGGCATCAAATATGTTCACCTACGGAGCAAGGAATATAGTTCACAAACAATCTTCGGACAATATTAATATTTTATACTATCCATCAACCGATTTAATAGATGATATTGTAACGGATTGGAGCGCTAATTTTTTTATAATAACAGATCGAGCACAATCTAATAAAATTAAAAAAGACAATGTTTGCTATACAAGCAATATATCCTTATTTGAATATGATTTTATACTTTCTTATCATTTGAATGATAGTATTTTATCTTTATCATCAACTCTACACATACCCATAGTCTTATACTTAACATACGGATCATATGATGATTCTAAAATACCAGAATACAAAAATGTTTTTTATATTGTAGAACATACTGGAGAATCAGAACAGGATAAACTTTTAACGTTGGTTCCGAACATAAACAAAGAAATAAATAATATAGACAACAATATATGTTTATTTATAAATAAAACAACACAAGATAGTAAACTGCCAGAAATTTTGCTTTCAAAAATAAAAAATTTATCTATAGTCGATGAAGAACGAGTGGATCAAAAAGCTATGGTTGAAATTTTATCTAATCATAGATTATGTATTGATCTATATCCAAAGAGTATATATAAAATGCTTTATTGCGCACACATAGGAGCGCCATACTTAACAGTACAAAGTAATTTAACAGAAAATTATAAAAAAATTTATGATGGTTTATTTTTTATAGATAATAATTTAGAAGAGCTATTAGGGTCTATTAACAGATTATCATCAAATACTGTTAGATTTAAAACGATATTACCAAAATCAAATAATCAGACACAATCTTTTATACAAAAAATAAAAACAAAAGGAATGATATTATGATAAAAAATATCACACAAATATATAATACTGGCTATACTAATACAGATATTGAGTTTAATAACAAATTAAATATTAATGAGCTCAATACAGTAGCCAACGGCTCTATAGAAAATATATACTGTGACATTTTCGATAGTCTAGAATTTTCAAAAAGAATAATTCTACAAAATGAACTTATGAAAAAGATCAGATTGGGTGGATCTATTCATATAAGATATATTAATATATTATTATTCGCAAAAAGAGTAGTCTCTGGGGATCTGAATATTAATGAAATAAATGATATTGTCTCAGCAATAAAATCTGTAATAGACCAAGAATCTTTTGATTCATGGATCATGCAACAATCCAACTATACTATTGAAAAAATAGATACAGATAAACTATACAATCATATTGTTCTAAAAGAGTGAGATGAATATGATTAATACAAAATGTGAGAAATGTATATTTAAAGTAGTCTCGCAAGAAAATAAACAAACAGGCTGCAAAATACATATGGACGAAATTCTTCAAGAAAACTATCCAGGTTTATATAGCTCCGCCAATATAGATAGGTCTGAAAAATCTTGGGTATTGAAAAATTTTAAATGTCCATATGCTAGAACACAAGAATGGTTGGAAATACTACAGAAAACTACAAACGATGATCCAATTTCCAGAACCATCATTGATAGTGTTATTCCATATTATTTGGTTATACTAATGAATAGTGAACATGATGATATTGACGATATTATAAATGATATCTTATCTAATAAAATTTATTATCCACAATTTATTTCTTTTATTTTAACAGACAGGTCTTGCTATAAGCCAGCACAGCTTGTAAAACTAATAGAACAATACGATTTATCCAAATGGAAAGTACATTATATTACAGATAATGATCTTACTATTAGTGAAATGGTGGATATGTCTTTGGATACAAATTTATCTAGTACCAAAGCTTCTTTTATTTTCATAAAATATGCAGATACACTTTACAAGACAGAGACTGTTAAAAGAATAAATGAAATTATAAACCATTCTATTGGCAAAAAAGTAACTGTAATAACAGATAATTTTATAGACGGATTCGTTTCGGACGTTAGCCTATATCTGAGTCTAGATAAAAAAATAGGAGTTGTCTATGATTATATTATTAATGATACAGAAACCTATAAAATAAAAATGCTCTAATGATAGACAATGTTATCATATTATGTTCTGAAATCACCAAGGGAATGAAATCATACGGCCCAAAAGCATTTGTACCGATAGGCGTTAAAAATAAAGCAAAACCATTAATCATTAAACAAATAGATAATATCTTACATACATATGGAGAAAATACACACATATATATTGTAATTGGATTTGAGCATGAAAAATTAAATTAAAATACTCAATCAATTCTATCCTGATAATAAATACAAAAATATACTTAGAATATACGATGAAAACTATAATAAAGCTAATAGCGCACATCCTGTATGTTTAGCTTTTGAATTTATAGAATCTGGTAATTGTTTAATTATACAAAATGGAATTTTAACAGATTATCTTCCTAAACAAATACACAAATCATTGCTACCAATATTAAAACAAACAAATAAAGATGAGTCATTCAACATCGGACTAACCATAAACGATAAAAAAGTAGAATATGTTTTTTATGATTTGCCCAACAGATGGTCAGAAATACTATATATTAACAGTTCTGACATACAAAAAACTAAAAATCTTTTAACTAAATACAATCTTAAACAAAAATTTCTATTTGAACTAATAAATATTCTTATAGAAAATAATATAATTTTTGAAACAGAAACGGTCCCATCTAAGAATATACTTAAAATTAATAATCATAAAAGTAAAATATGAAAACTCTGATTACCAATTTCACTCCCGTAAAGATATGCTTGTGGCTAATTGTATAGCCCACGAAACACAAGGACACATAGAGGTTTTCGATCCAATAAACATATATGATATCTATCTGTCTAATCAAGACCAGATTATTGTTTTATCTGAAAATGATAACAGTAATGTTTTTATATCAAAATTTTTACAAGAATTTTCAAGCGGTATTATTGCTGAAACAAAAACAAAAATAATATTTTTGTATAAAACTATAGATATTGTTAAAAATCAAAAGATTATATATATACCATATGATGCCTTTTATCATTATAATGAGTATATACATCTGAACACAAAAAATGACGGATATATTCTATGCGAATTAAACTCTATTAGTCAAAAAAAGAATAGTATAATAGAAAATATTACATATCCTATTAATAAAGATATTCCTGTTAGGCTAGTTAACTGTCCAAGATTTGATCATCCACAAAATCTAGGCATCGTTAACGATCATGATATGTTGTCTCTTATAGCTAATTGTCATATGTTTATTAGTTTAACAGATAATTATATATATGATGCTATTAATTTAAGAAAACCAACACTATCAACAGTAAAAAATAAAATCATAGAGCCAGTGTCGTCTATTGACATGAATAACATAAAAACATTTTCTGATATTACAGATGAGCAAGTTAAAGAATTACAAAAAATAAAATATCCAATATTATAAAATATAAACTCAAATGAATAAAAATATAGCAATTATAAATACAGCTATTCAGAATAGCTATGATCAGCAAGTTTTAAATCTTGTTAACGAAATACTATGTGTTAATAAAAATATTGATGCAAATTTATATACCACAACAATAAACGTTGGTATCAATAATAAAAAATTTGGTATATTGCCTATATATGAAGCTAAATATTTCTATGGTAAAGCTATAGTTTGGGATCCAATAACATTAGATCTTGTGTATGGTTTTCCAAATTTGTCAGAAATTATCTATATTCACAATAATACTATTCCTTGGAGGGAAAACCCAAATATGTCTTACAAGGTTTGGGATAGATTATTTATCAATAAAAAATTAAACTTATTAATTTCGGATAAAAATATTTATGAAATTTTTAGATTAACATGGAATACAGGAACTTTAATAGAATCAATAGACAGCAGGACTATCTATGAAGCAATACAGCAAAATGTCTGATCAACAAAAAAAGATCTATTACAAAAAGAATATGTCTCAAAATTATCTAGTTTTGCTGAGATAGCAGAGCTATACGATACATATCCTAATAAGTTAAGAAGAGATGCAAAAAAATTTAATATACCTATTAGAAATAAAAGCGAGGCTCAAAAGATAGCTCTTAGAGAAGGTAGACATTCTCATCCAACAATGGGTAAGAAAAGATCAGAAGAGGAAAAACAAAAAATCGGCTTGAGTGTTATGGAATCATGGGATAAAATGTCAAACAAAGAACTAGAGCGTAGAAAAAATTAGCTAGAGACAACTGGGAAAAACTAAGTCCAGATGAACAACAAGAAATACTTAAAAAAGCAAATTCTGCTGTTAGACAATCTAGTAGCTTAGGATCAAAAATGGAATTGTATATTCTAGAAAGACTAATAGCCGATGGATACAAAGTAGACTTTCACAAAGAACAATTGTTAGTAAATACCAAGTTGCAAATTGACCTTTTTCTACCTACAATGGGAGTAGCAATAGAAATTGATGGACCATCGCACTTTGAACCAGTATGGGGAGAAGATGCTTTGAAAAAAAATAAAAAATATGATTCTAAGAAAAATGGAATAATTTTAGGAAGAGGATTGAATCTGATCAGAATTAAACAGACAAAAGACTTTTCAAAAAGTAGAGCCTCAATAATTTATGATCAACTAAAAGAACTGCTATCTAACCAAAAATCAATATCAAAATATGTAGAGATTGGAGAATAATCATGGGGCGACCAAAAAAGAAACTGCTACTGAAACTGTTAACGAAACAATCACGGTTGAGATCAACAACGACGGAGCTGTCACACCTAATGATCTAGGATGGAATGATTATGTTCTAGGATTGTTGTCTGATGATGAAAAAATAGAGGGTAATCCTACTACAGATGGATTAAGAAGAATATTTGAAATAGCACTACATTGTACTATTATTGGAGCAGAGTCTAATGTTGTACAGTCTCCTAGTCCAGATAATGAGAAGAGAGCCACTGTGACTCATTCTCTGACCTATATTTTAAATGATAAGGACATTGACCCAGAAACTAAAATGAGAACCGTCACGGGCGCGGCAGACGTTTATTGGGGCAACTGTGACAAAATCTATAGAAACCATCCTGTGGCCGTTGCTGAAACACGAGCAGAGGGCAGAGCACTAAGAAGAGGATTAAAACTAAGAAAGGTTGTTGCAGCGGAAGAATTGGCCTCAAATATAGAAGACAATGTGGACGGAGATAGTGTTGGTAAAATAAGCAACAATCAGATTAATTTT